TAGCAACGACATCGACACGGACGATGGGGATTGGCTCGCAACCATCCTTGTGCGTGGGTTCAAGGGCTACGGCTCAATGTCCAGCGAGCAGTTGCGCGACGAGATACGTGAGCGAGATCACATGTGCGAAGTCATCGAGGATGAGGTAGCATCATGAAGTTCGAACCAAAAGATGTACCCACCACCATAGAGTACGAGATCGAAGTTGGTCACGTAACCTACGCATATGCAACTGACGAAGGCTGTTGGTTGGTAAATGAAAACCCCGATCACTTGGTCGAGGCCACCCATGAGACTGTACAGTTCGAAGTGTACGTACATTTGAGACTGCCGCAGACAGGGCAAATCGAGATACTACACGAGACTGAGTTCTCACCTGAACGCAAGTACATGGGCGCTAACATCGCTTTGACAAAATCAAACACCTTGTACGACCAGCTTTGCAGACTATTCCCTGACGCAGATCACTGCGCTCACGGAACGTACTAACCCAAACAAAACCTCATCACGTACGGGCGACCGACTAATCAAAGATTAGTCGAGGAACCTATAACTATAGATTTCGGCGGTCTCTGCCGAGGTCTCTTTTCTGCTGTCCGCAGATAAACTTTGACAGATCGTTCGATGTGTCATATACACTACAACCTGACAACTTAGGAGATTTACATGTCAGTTACTATCAGAAACCTCATACATAAACACAACGCTCGTGATGCACAGCGTATCCTGAGTAACATCATTCGTAAACTCGTAGCAGACGAGGCATGGAAGCCTGTCATCGAGGCGGCGAAGCGTTCGCTCCTCATCAACACCACGCATACTAACTCACGTACAATGAAGTCGGTGAGCATATCACAAATCCTTGACCGTATGTCAGCCCATGCCAATGCTCTGCTTCTCGTAGATGTTTGGCTTGATCGTGGTTTAACCTCAGACAAAGCTCTATGGAAGCTTGTACAGTATTTCGAGGGCGATGATGCTTACGTAGACAGCATAACCTGCTGGCCGTACGCTCCTAGCCAAGAAGAAATAGACCTCGCCTTGGATCACGACATCACTGACCAACTTGACCTGTCTGATGACGTAGAACCTGTTCAAGACGAAGCTACACATAAGACTGCTGATACTCCAACTTCCCCTACTGCGTACGATGTTTCGGCCGACATTGCGGTGGCTGCCAACGTGCTGCTCAAGGCTGCCACGGGCGGCGAGATGGACGACTTGCAAAAGCTACTCGATGAAGTCGTAGACTTGCGTAACCGTCCGACCTCCATACTGCCGCCCAAGGTACAAGCGGACGGTGATATACCAGAAGGTACGCCTGTTCGTGTCAATGCGCTCGACGTATTCTCTGACCGCGATACGTCACCTATGAGTAAGGAAGAGCGTAAGCTGATGAACATGGACATCACTACTTACGTCTGGGACGGTGTTCACCCATTAGTTCCCGCGAAAGATCCTAACTACATCTTCAACTGGTCGCACGTTTCAGACGTCCTTTGGGCTATCGAGAACGGTGACAACTCGTGGCTGACTGGATCAACAGGTACGGGAAAATCTACGTTAGCCGAACAGATCGCTTCGTGGACAGGTCGTATGATCGTACGTGTGAACATGGATAGTGCGATTGAACGCCCCGATTTCGTCGGTGCAATGGCGCTCGTGTCCAATGAGGACGGATCACAAGTCACCATGTTCAAGGATGGTGTGTTGCCGAGGGCCATGCAGTTGCCGTGCATCTTGCTTCTTGACGAGTACGATGCCGTACGTCCCGACATTGCGTACGTTATGCAGCCAGTCTTGGAGGGTGCCCCTCTGCGGCTCTTAGAAGACGGTGGCCGTATGGTTCACCCACATGCTGACTTCCATATCATTGCGACAGCCAACACGACAGGCACTGGTGATAGCTCTGGTATGTATGCGGCGGCGGTCAAGGTTCAATCACGCGCACAGATCAACAGGTTCAGCGTGTTCATCAAGGTGGACTACATGGAAACCCACCGTGAGATGGATCTTATTAAAAAGTTCGCGCCCGATGTGTCACAGCGAGCGATGGGTTTGCTACAGCAGTTCATCGAATACTATCGGAAGGGCTTTACCGATGGGACGATTGCTACACCTATCTCTCCACGTAATACGATCACGCTTGGTCGGTACTTGAATACGTTCGAGGGCAAGATCGGTACGAAAACAGCGCTCAAACGTGCGCTTCAAATGAACGTCATGCTCACGATTGACGAACAGGACGCCATTGCCGTGACAGGCATCATGGATCGTGTGTGTGCGTAATCAATCTTCAATCTCAAACAAAAGGAACATGTAAATGTTTACTCAAACTTCAGTCGCAGGACTTCAAACTGAATTGACTAAGCTATCTAAAATTATGGGTGCCGCACATGTACGTACCACCTTCATGGGTGACGGTGCGTACACTGATGGCAACATCATCAACGTGCCGCATATGGATGTGACTGCGGAGCTTGACCCAGAGGATCAAGCCGCAATGCGAGGCTATCACATCCATGAGACAAGCCACGTAACCGATACGGACATGACGATACTGCAACGTAGAACCGTAAAGGGTAAGCCGATCAAGCGCATCTGGAACGCGTCCGAAGATGTGTATGTGGAGCGTAAGGCTATCGAGAAGTACGAGGGTGCCAAGCGTAGTATCCAAGCGACCACTGAGAAAGTTCTCGCAAAAGAAAACAAGTTCTGGAAAGAAAATCCCTTACGTCAAGCCGCTCGGATCACGAGATGGTGGGATGAGATACCGTACGCGGCGTTGCAACAAGGCCGCAAGAACATGGGGTACGATAGCGAAGCGCTCGATGAATACCTACAAGGTCTACCCAAGCAGTTGAGACGCGAGGCAAGGAAGTACGCCAAGCGTATGGTCGCCGCTGAAAATTCAGAGCAAGCCCTGCGGGTTGCAAGGGCCATGCAAAAACGCATGAAAAAGTATGGCGATGAGTACGACACCCCCGAAGAGCCGCCTTGCGATGGCGATGACGGCGAGCAACCTAACGATGGCGATACCCAACAGACAGAGCAGGAGACTAACGAGGGTATCGAAGGGGAGAACGACGACATCGAGGACGAAGAAGGTAACACCGATGGCGAGGGTGACGACGAAGGTGACGACGAAGGTACGGGAGATACCGACGAAAGCGACGACGACGACGACGACTTAGACGACCACACCGATGGTGACGACGGAGACGGAGACGGCGACTTTCCCGACGACGGAGACATCGACGGGGATCTTGGATGCGACGACGACGACGACGGAGATGGTACGCAAGGTACGGGAGATGACCAGGAAGAAGATACTCCCAGGGACGACACCCAGGATGATGGTACGCAAGAGGCCAAGGGTTTCGATCTCGAAGAGGCAGAGAAACGCGCCGACGAAGCGATGAATGATACATTCGGCAAGTACAACTCAGGCGATCTCGAAGTTAAGTCAGAGTTCAGCAACGTGTTCTACCATCACAATGAGTATTGGGCGTGGCAAAAAGTCGTGGCTGAAGAAATCATACTGCCGATGTCTAAGGACATGAACCGTACCGACGAAGCGCGAAGTATTGCAAGGCAGATCCATAGGCAAATCAATGATTGGTGTAGGTCAATGGAGATTGATCGAACCGAAGTCCTTCACGAAATTCAAAAGAATACCAAGCGTCATATGCCTAGCGATCTTAACGCCTACTCAGCAAGACTTGCGCGTATGTTGTTGTCGCAGGAAGAGAGACGCAATGAGGGTGGCTTCAGCTCTGGTCGCATTGATCGGCGGCGTCTCGCTTCTGTTGCGGCTGGCAATGAAAACGTGTTCGCACGTCCACAGATAATGAAGACAAGCGAGACGCGCATACTCATTGCGATTGATGGCTCATCTTCCATGAATGATAGATCCACGCGTATCGCTGTGGATGCAGTGAACACATGCCTTGGTCGAGCTAACGTAAGGTTCGACATAGCGGAATGGGGTGGCATGGATTGGAGCCATGTCATTGATGGCCTCGATGCAGGTGCCAACTTCACGGTACACAAGAAAGCGAATGAGCATTGGAGAAAGATAGATAAGGCTTTCGACTTCTGCCCTCAGTCAAGTGACACACCTTCACACACTGGAATGTTGACGTGCGCCAAGTACATGAGCGCATGGACTGAGCCACGCAAGATACTCTTGTTTCTGACTGACGGTATGCCAAACGGCTACAATCATGGTGAGTGCGAGATGATCAAGCAACTGACAGTCGTGATGGAACAGAACGGCATGGAAGTGTACGGCGTAGGTATCGACGTAGATTTCCCGATGGAAAATTCATTCAACAAGTACGTCGAGTGTAACTTCGACAGCCTTGGTGCAACGATGCTTGGTGGCTTGGAAAAGTTACTGATCGAGAAAGGTCACGCTCATGGGTCGTGATCTTAAACTACCCACCACATTCAAACGAAAAGTCTCACCCAAGTTGAAGCGAGAATGGTTTGCGCTTGCCGATGGTTGGCGACCTCACTCGTGGTGGTGGCACGTGGCGTACGTCATTCGGATAAAACGCGTACGCCACGCTAATGCGGAAAAGATCAAGCGCGTGATGCGCTTGATTGATGAGAAACTCCCACATCTTAGAGAGGATTATACTCGTGGAGCTAATTACACAAACACTTCTCTGCCTAGCTATGAACGTCTATCACGAGGCAAGGTCAGAGGATTTGAACGGACAAGTCGCGGTGGCTGAAGTTACACTGAACAGAGTGAACAGTAGTAAGTACCCAGACAATGTATGCGATGTCGTGTGGCAGAGAAAGCAGTTCTCTTGGACATTGGATGGCAAGAGCGATGTACCCAAGGATGAACAAGCTTGGCGTAGGGCCAAGCTTGTAGCTTGGTACGCAATGGAAAGTGATAGCCGAAAAGTAGTTGGCTACGGAGTGACACACTACCACGCAGATTACGTTCAACCGTATTGGACCACGAGCTTTGAGCGTGTTGCAAAAATTGGAACGCATATTTTTTATAGGAGTGAGACATGAAGATCGAAGACTTCAATCAGGAAGATGTACTTCGCGAGAAGATGTTAGCGTTCGAACGAGCGCAAGCTAAACGCAAGCGGGAAGATGGCAAGCCTCTGCGTGGGCCACTGCCGTGCGATGTACGAGCGAGACACTTAACAGTACCAACGCGAGCGGTGACGCGGCAAACGATTTACGAAAAACTGATAGCCGTGATCAACGAAGGTGAAGCGATACCGAGCAGTGAGTTCGCATACCGTTCGAAGTTAAATTACAATTCAGTTGCAACTTATCTGCGCCAAATGAGCGATCACGGATTACTTCATAGGTTGCCGTGCCAGCATCAACACTATGCGTACGTTTACGTTCTGACTGGCAAAAGAATTTCCGAAATTCTTGAGGAGCTAAATTACTGATGGACTTAAAGTACGTACGCAAAGAGATGTACGTCACCGAGAAAACACCTGCGATAGCCGTCGATGAAGACGGCTACGTACGGTGCGGATTGACGGCGAAGATGAACGACAATGACCTGCTCGTGTTGGGTCTCGTACTTGCGTTGAAGAATAAAGATTGGAAGGCGAAGGTGATTGAACGTGTTCGTACGCAAATGGAAGGCGCAAGCACACCAATGTCAGCAGTCACCCGTGCTTTTGATCTCATAAAAAAATAGCGTGTTAATACTTGTATAGGGGGGCACCCGTCTCGGCCCACGGAAAAAGGCACGGCTATCAATGGCCGTGCCTCTCCTTTAATAAACCGTAGTTGAACAATCTACGGTGCGTGACAGCCAATAAAAGGAGTATAGGCTTCAACGCTGACGTGGTTTACGGCCCTTATGAAACCAAAACGCACTCACGCCTTACGTATTAGGTGGCAAGGATGGAGAACCCTGCCACGCCAATTACAAAACTATAGTTGGGTCAACTTGTTCGGGTCTCACAGCATACACTATGGAGCTATACGGTTTACCGTCAGCGTTGTAAGTTGTGTACTTAGCTTCCACCAGTTTACCATTCTTTAGTAGCGTGACGCACTTGGAAGCAATCTTTTGATAGCACAAAGTTTGTATCTCATTCATGTCCTTGTATCGCACGGATGTGACCGAGAGTATTGACCAGAGTATATCCACGAAGCCCATCGGCTCTACTCGTAAGGTCTCTAGTATCATGTCAGACAACTCACCCTCACCCATGTTTAGTAAAATGCTATACAAATGATCTCTTGCTTCGCGCAAACTAGGTGTGGCTGGTACAGAATTGACAACCTGTTTCGGGGTGTCGGGTGTGACAACTTCCTCAATGACGTCTTCATCATAGATGTAATCTACCATTGCCGAAGCAGGTATTACCTCATCTTCTTCATCTACTAGACTGCTGTCTTGGTGATCAGCGTCGAGCTTGAGGGCGATATACTCTGCTGTGTCAAGCTGTTCTGCGTAGTTCTGTTTGACGGTGGCAAAGTAAACGTCTCCGATCTGGATGTTCATGTACGTTGCCATGTTGACTGGTAAGTAACACGTCTTACCACATTTTGTTTTGCTGTATGCGCCACCTGCTCGTGTCACATACGTAACTTCAATAACTTTAGTTGATGTATTCTTCATTAGTAAACCCGTTCATATTGATGCAAACCTTACGTTTACGGTGAGGTTAAACCCATAAGACGTGACGTCTTTGGGGGTATGAACAGACAACGAAAGAAATGTTTAGGGGGGGAGATGTACCTTAGCAGGGGAGCGCCTTCGTCCACTCGGCCACGTCTCCGTGGGCGGTGATAGCGATTACGCTTTTGATCTGCAAGTAGTATTTCCATATTTCCCAAGACATCTTTCGTTGTCTGATTTAGTTGTGTGGCAGTCACTCCAAAGAGAGAACAGCCGATAGATGATCCTCAAATGTCGTGTTCATGTAGCGCATGACCATCTTCAGATCAGAGTGCCCAAGTAAATCAGCGATCACCTTGGGTGGAGTTCCGTTACGCGCAAGCCGCGTAGCGAATGTGTGGCGAAGAGCATAGGGTGTCTTCGATATTCTTAAAGCGTCAGTTACCTTACGCCAGTGATAGCCAAGTTGCTTGTTCGTCTCAAAGGTTTTTCCTTCAAGCAAGAACGCAAAGTTGTGCGGCGGTGGATCACTACGTGGAATTGTAGCGAGTGCCTTTGCGTTGAGCGGTATCCGTCTTTCGCGGAGTTCGCCGCCAGCGCCTTTGTAACATCCGACCACGACTGTATTGTTTGTAAAGTCTACGTTGTCATAAGATAACGTCATAGCTTCTATTGGTCGTGCGCCAGTGTGTAATAAAAAGTTACACATTCGTCGGATGTCTGGGTGCAACTCAGGAAAGATACTATCAATCTCTTCTTGAGAAAACGTATCAGTCTTGGGCGTACCGTCCTTTGGCTTCTTTAACTTTATGGTGTCGCGGAGTTTCAGATGCGCGGCATAATTTAATACGGCTTGGAGTTGATTTAAGTCACGGCGTATCGTGGCATTTGAATTGCCTTTGTTGACGTGCTTCTCTTCAACGTATTCCTCGACATCATTTTCGTCTAACTTATTGATCTGGTACTCACCAAAGTAATCCGAAAGACGAAGAACATAATCTATCGTAGACTTAGATGCACCAGTGTAAGGTGACTTTAGGTAACGCCGAGCTACCGATTTAAATTTATTCTGAGCGCCGTGACCTCGAAAACCCACACCAATCTTTATTTTACCAGACAACACATCAGCTTCAAACTCTATGCAAAGTTGCCTTGCATATGCGTAATCTCTGGTGCCAAGGGAGTGACGAACGCGCAGACCGTTGTAACTTCCAGCGGCTTGGTACGAGTGACCACCACTACGTTTTTTTACTTTGAATAAGGGCATCTTTATACCCCATTCCTTTTTGGCGGGGCAATCGGGGAGAAAGGTAAATGACGCTGTTCTCCAACCCAATTGCTAATTGTCTTTACTCGGACGCAAGCTTTTAACCGCGTCTTTCTCCGCATCATAATCCCGAAGAGGTTATCCATTTTCCATACATCAGTCCACAAATACAATCCGTGGTGGCCTGTCGTGTAGGCCAAGGAATTTCTTGTTGGTCCTGCATACATTATTTAATTCCTTCCTGTGATATAGGTGTCGTTAAATAAATTGCGGCGTGTGGATCTGGCTCACCTTTCTTTAGGTTGTGCCCCCAATCAATCGGCAACCCACCGCTTGATCGTTGGTAGTCCTCTGGTGTGATCCTGTCCATTATATCACGCATCACCATTGCGGCTTGGCCTCTTGTTTTTGTGCCAACCTTTTTACATACGGCGCGGACGTGTAGCTTTACCGTATTTTCACCTATATTTAAGATGTAAGCGATGTCTTTATTCGCCCACCCTTCGATCAGCAGTTGTGCTGTAACGTGTTGCTTCTCTGTCATTGAGCGGCATAGGGCAAGTTCCGAGGGTGATACAGATTGAGTAATTTGTTGTGGGGAATTGGGGTTGTTCGACAAAAGAATGTTTGTAATGATGTCGAGCTTTGCTTCAAGTCGAGCAATATCATAACGAAGATTTGTATTAGACATGAGGTCATGTTGATCCTTGATAGTTGAGTTTGATAAAGCAGTAGATGTGTCTACTACCTCCCCAATGTAGTGTCTATGATACACCATTGTCAACACCTTTCGTTGTCTAGTGACGCCGAATGGGGATCAACCGTATGAAAAACCTCAATAACTTTTTTTATTTTTATGTGAAAACTATGTTGCCATATCGTAATATGCTATACAATTACCAAACGGTTTGGCTGTCAGCGCCAAGCTACTTGTCAGCTTTACGAAGCAATCTAAGGGCACCTTCGATGTCACCAAATCCAAGGTCGTTAGATTTTCTCGCAACCCATTTTGCATAGGCGTTCCAACAATCTACCATCAATGGCGCGGCCATATGACGGCGATAGCTGTTCGGGTCACGAGATACAGTGAGCCAACCATTGCCTTCTGTCTCACTGATCATTGTGTCAACAGCGTTCCGACTTATACCAAGTTCTACAACAACCTTACTTGGCGTGATAAAAGTTTCATCAAAGAACGCTCCGATATTTAACAAACAAAAATGCCTACGGTTGGAGGTAGACAGTATATATGTCCTCATATCATTATGCGCTGGATCAACAGTTCTTTCTTTACGCAGGTTCGCAAGTTCAAGAGCGGCTAGGCTTTTCGCGTATGCTACATATAATAGCTGTGCTGTGTCATCATATTCCATTCGCGGAAAACTAGACTTTTATTGTCAGGTTTATACCTATCCTTTGCAGATCTTTTGGTGCGTTTCGTTATGTACTATGATGTCTTCTAAAAGACCGCGATCATTTCTTTGCAAGTGATTTGCTATATCCGAGCTACCCATTATCAACGGGGATGTTAGGTCACAATACGTATCACCGCTTATCTTGGCGCACCCAAGGAGCAGCACGGTCAGACAACTCAGTGTCATCAAGGTTGCGTACTTCATCTGATATTTCCTTTTGATCTGTCATGTTACTGATGCGCTTCTCATCAATGCGCCGTTTGATTTTATCTTGACCTCTTGTGACACCTACGGAGTAGATGCCGAGTAAGCCGAGTACGAAGGCCGCGCCAATGAGCGCGTAAAGTTGAAGCTTTCCTAACATATCTTAGCGCCAACCCGCTGCCCATGACTTTAGCCGTTCCTTCATAATGTAGAGGCCGAGTAGAATTGTGAGGCCAGCGAAGGCGAGTACAATATACTGCGCTGTTTGATCGAGACCAGAGAGGGCGGCGGTGGTGGTGCCTACACTGGCGGCAACGGTGGCGGCAGAGGCTTTGACGGTTTTGGATTGAGCGGGGGCGGTGCGTTCTACGGCACGGTTACGTGAGAGATCTTCGCCACCTAACCATTTTTGTACACGGAACCCAGGGCAAGCCTTAGATGATACTCGGTTGTGCCCGATGACCCTCTTCAAAGGTATGGCGTACTGGCCGCGTAACTCAGAAATTAGTTTGTATAAAGAGTTAAGTTGTGCAGGTGTGTAGTGTTCCGTTGCAAGATCGTCTGCGTCAGATCCAAACCCACCAATCAAGCAAATTCCTATATCCTTATTGTGTCCCTTTGCGTGCGCTCCACTATCACCGTACGGCCTACCCTGCACTACAGTTCCATCACGAGCTACGATGGCGTGGTATCCGATCATACGCCAGCCGCGCTCTTCACGATGCCAGCGATCTATCTCTTTCATCTGTTCGTTAGGCGTCTTGTCTGCCCACCATCCCTCTTTCGTAGCAGAACAGTGTACGATGATCCCTTTGTGTGCGACAGTCATAGTTTAAATTCCTTGCGTATAGTTGTTGTCTGATTTTCTCGCGTAAAAAATTCAGGATCTATCTTATATGATATTGGGGGAATGTCGTCCCATGTACGCGCTATGCAAATGTCCACGTCAGTAGCGACGAAGATGAAGACACCTTCGTACGCCTTATCTACTTGACGATGGTTCAGCTTAAAGCCGTACCGCAGTGTTGAGGATGGTAGGTTGTGATGCAGGGGTCGGGCAGAACTTTTGACCTGTACACAGACCATACTTCCGTCAGGCTTTCGTACCCACAGATCGTCTCCTGGCAAGTCTACGTGAGTGGTACGCAGGTCGTGCTTCTCCAAAATATAAGCCGCGAAAAATTCGGCGGCTCGTCCTTTGTAAATGTTTTGTTTATTGCTGATTTATCTTGTACGCAAAAGGTTCTCTAAATGTGAGATGGTGACTTTGGCCGCGCTTAAATCTGATCGAAGCTCTGCGATCTCCCCTAGTAAATGTTCTATCTGTCCAGTCTTGTCGTCCAATTTCTCAGACAAACGATCCACTTGGTACTTCAAAGTGGCCTGATACTCTTGAGCAGCGTTCGTTTTTGTTTTCTCCCTCATGCTTATAAACGACCAGAACCCTGCTGAACCGATTAGCGCGACTGCCAATGTCAGTATATGTTCAAGACCCATCACTTGTTTTCAACACTGCGTGGTGGAGCCTCAAAGGCGTAACCACTCAGTAACTTCCGCGTATCTTTATCCACCTGTATTTCCCTCTTACATTGCATCCCGTACGGTGCGACTGCTGCGACTGCGTAAGTACCACCCTTATCATCGGGACAATGAAACTCGCATACCGTTACAACGGTAGCTACGTTATGTATGAACATCGACGTAACGAATATACCAGCCGCCAAACATGTCACGAGAATATACCTTTATTATTATAGGCCCACGTCACCAAGAAGTAGATGGCACCCAGAAGTAATAGGCTGCCAACTGCTGCGGCAGTACCGTTGAGTATAGCCATACGTGCTTGCTCTTTTTCTTCAGCCTCTTTCTTCTTACGTACGCGTTCTTTACCGCACCAACTTACCCAATCCCCGTACAGTCCTGGTCTCCCATACAACTGCATGTGTGACTTCATTTCTTTGCGCTGCTGGTTCATTTTTTCTAGCGCCATAAACTCATCAATTCCGTCTGCGTTTTTTCCAAACGCCTTTCTCCACACGTTCTTTTCTTTAGAGTTCCCTTGGGCTTTAAGGGTTTCTTCCGCTGTCATTATCTTGCCGAGAGCGCCAGCCATATCAGTGACTTCTCTACCATTCTCAACCATTTTTTTTATCGTGGCATATCCAGCATTTGCTGCACTTACCAACGCCAAAGTTTCAGCTAACACTGACTTGTCCTTTCTCGCGGGTGAAGCTGATGTTGATTACTTGCTGCGTCGAACAACGCCGCCTTTGGTTATAGTTGTACGTGGTGTACGTATAACCTTTTGGTACGCCTTCTTAGCAGCGCGACCTCGTTTTGAATTTGAGCTTGGTTTGCGTCTCATACCGTAGAAGATACGGATAGTTGCTATGCTAGTCGTCCCTTGTAGAAGATTGCATCAAACCTTTTTGTAGCAGGAGAGCGGTGTACATTTCTCGCCAATCTTTTAGCCGCATGATCACGTAGCTATCTTTAAGCTCTTCTCTATTGCGTCGAGTAATTACCACTGGCTTTTCTGGGGAGCCTGTTGTTTTAATGTTTCGCTCTGCTTGCGCCATTGCGTCACGAAAACTTAATCTCTCTACCCGCTTGGCCTCGATGAAAATCTCAGGCGTACCAAGTATGTCGGCCCCGCCTGACTGCGTACCAATAAAACCGCCACCAGATAAAGGTGCCCTTTGGCACCTGTTCTCGTTAAAGATGTGATCGTTAAACCAAGCGGCCAAGTCGCGTTCGTACTTGTCACCTTTGGATTTCTGAGGGTTGCCCACGTTAGTCTCCCTTGAGTATAAAATCTGGTAGCTCAAGCGTTTTTGGCTTTCGATGTCTTAGTTCTTCTTCATCACAGAATACACGAGAAGCGTCAGCCTCTCTGTCGTGACACGCTTCGCACTTGAATTGTTGTTTGGCTCTGGCCTTCGTACACCCACAGCTAATACAAGGCCGCCGCCATTTAGGTGGAGACGGCTTGATTTGGTATTTGGCCCCTGGAAAATACTGAAGGTTTAATCGCATCAGTATTCTTTTAATTGTGTCTACGCAGACTGAGTACCTGTCTGCTAAATATTTGTGTGAATGTTGCTCGTGATTTCCTTTTAGCCAATCAATCTCCAAAGCAGTGAGCTTTGTTTTCCTTGACATCGCTGCGCTAATTGCCTGTTCTGTTCTAATTTTCCGCATGAACATGTAACGTCTATACCACATACACAACTTTTGTAAACTTTTGGTCTGTAAATGTATTGACTTTTTAGCGAAAAGCGGTAAACTCTGAAGCGTTTACAGCGGCCGAAGGCGAACGCGACACCGCCACAGCGGTGTTGCGTGAGAGCGGAGAACGGAGAAGAGTTTACCGAAATCTACGTGAACGAAAAATTCAAAAAAAATTTGTACGCACGTACCGTTTTAGCTGTTGGAGATCCTAGATGAAGCTAAAGTTTCCCTTAGTTCTGCTGTCCATTCTCTTACTGTCGGGATGCCTCGCCCTACCCGATCAGAGATCTCTTGATCCGACAGAGGACTACGTGGTGCGCCCGAAGCATCGACCCAAGGTTTAGCAAAACTTATAGCTCTTTGCTTGGCAGTTCGGGGGCTGATTATCCTGACAGTCTCAGTATCTGGATCGCCAACAAAGGCGATGTTATAGACTGGCTCGTGTGCATCTGACCATTCACGAACCTTACCAAACCTGACCTGCATCATAACCTCTATACGCTCACCCGATGGTACGAGAGAAGATTGGATGTCAGCGAATGGGCTACTTGGGAGATCACCTTCGTATAGACCTGCTTTAACTTCTGCTGTCTCTTTGTCCCAAAACACTTGAGTAACTTTCATCTGGGTTTCTAGCACAGTCAACTGGTTGCTTGACCCCGCTTCTCGACCTGATGCAGTACCCTCGCTTGGTTTGTTTGAGTGATGCAGTAACCACACGACAAGGCCAGCATTGCGTAGCTTTAAGCAAAGTTGATTTATGTACGACCACTGTTCCGCAGAGTTCTCTTGAAGGCCAGGAAAGGCCGAGCGTATCGTGTCAATTACTATGTGCGTAGGGTTCGTAGACTTGATCCATCTCTCAAAGTTTTTGATCCCTGCGTCTGTCAGTAAGTTCATGTCGCGCTCGTCATGGAACGGTGCCCAGATCATAAAGTCGTCACCAGCATCACCGAAGCTGCGCTTGGAACGATCCAGAAAATTAGCTACGTTGGCACGAGAGTTTTCGAAATCAAAGTAGAGAACCCTTGATCTAGCGTTCAAATCGAATGGGCCAAAGCGCTGCTCACCAGAGCAAGCGCTGTACAATAGGTTGCGTACGAACATAGACTTTCCGTGTCCGCTGTACCCAAAGACTTGTATGATAGTTCCGCTTGTTGGAACAATAGGATCGATGTAAAACTTAATGTTATCTACGTATGCTCTTAGCTCATCCAAAGATGCCGTAGTGATAGGCTTAAAGTCAGAAGGTTTATACGTGGGCACAGGCTCGGCTTCTAATCCTGCGTTCCGTATCTCATTTGCTTCGGCACGTTCGCACATCTCACCAACCTTCTCGATTGGATTTTGAAAGAACGCTTCCATAAAGCGGTGCGCCCCATCAAGAAGATCCTGACCACGTTCGCCACTTCCAGCGAGTGAGCTTATATACTTATATAGTCTATCGTCTCTTCCGTTGCTGCCCCCATCAGGAAGCTTGAAGCCAAGTCGATCAATTAACTTTTGGGTGCGTTCCCATATAGGAAGGTGTACTTCTACATGCTCAAGTGACATGCCCTCAAGCCGCCACGTTGCAAAGTCTACGACATTGCTTGCCGTTATCTTTTTAACTATTGGCTTTACATAAACAGGTACATCATCAAGGTCATGTCCTTGCACTATATCCCATGTGTAATTCGCAGACGGTGGCGCGACACAGTATCCCTTACTGCCACGCAAGTCTAAGCCATCTATGATCGGCCATTCGACACCATCGCCAACAATCCCTGCCCTGTTCTTTATCCAATCAGAGCCTTCGGGAAAGCTATAGTAGTAGTGATAGCCCTTCTTAGTACGCACCCGCACAGGAGACTTAGTAAGACCGTAGCTTTCAGCCGCGTCCATCGCCGCTTGATTGTCACAGTCAACTATAACAAGGTTAGATAATTCACCAGACAGAACAGCTACAGAAGCATCAGGCCACTTAGTAAACCAACCGATTACTTCATCTTCAGAGGGTAGCGTTTTACTATCTACGTACTTACCCCACTTTACTGCTGGTACTTTTTCTCCCTTCCTTATTGGTATTATCGCCCAACCCCTGTCCAAATATTCTAGTGCCGCGTCTAGTGTGTTCATCTTTGATCTCCGTGAAGTATTGATCGAGCCTGACATGAGGCCAAGTCTCTTTGATTTTTGACAAGTAAATGGAGCTTACAAAGTTTCTCTTCACCCATCCGTACGGAGTGGTGCGGCAGATACCTAGTGACCTGGCTACGTTCGGTACGCCACCCAAGTCATCAAGAAGTTTCTGTATATTAAAGTGCATTTGTAATTTTTCCTCTTGCATTGCAAAAGGATGTATCATATACACTACTTTAACACAACCTATGATCTGTAAAAAGATCATCAATTTTCAAGGATCACGCTCATGGACGATGAATACGGGGTTATATTCGGTGACAATGTTTTACCCTTAAACCCACCTATAAGAAAAGATCAGCGACTTTATGAAGTAGCATGTGAATACGCCGAAGCAGACCGAAAGGTTGAGTATTGGAAAGAGATTGCCAGCTACCATAAAGAACAACTGCTAAGTGATTTGCCGCAAGATGTTGGCGAACACGAAGTCAAAGCCCACAATGATATGGGTCTGGAAATAACCCTACACGTCAGGGTTCCTGAGAAATGGACGTGGAATAAAAAGTTAGTAAAAGAAATATGCTCGGCTCAAATGTCAAACGCCCATGCGTTGCCCGACTGTATCTCCACCAACTTCACTGTCGATAGAAAGAAGTTCGAAACTGCAAGCCCAGATGTACAGGACGCATTAAGACCTGCGCTTACTATCGAGCGCGGCTTGCCAAGCATAAAGGTTAAATTACTTACATGAAAATTACACCGCTTAAAACAAACGACACATCAATATCCTCTGCCTCTAAGACATTGGTGTATGGTCCGCATGGATCGGGCAAGACAACGCAGTGTGCAAACATGGCGCACCGCTACGGCAAAGGTCTGATCTTATCAGGTGAGAGTGGGCTTAGTTCTATTTCTGATATGGAGATAGACTACCTACCCTTTTCTACCTTTGACCGCCCTGCCAAGGATGGTCAGTATTCTTTTCGTCAACTGATGGAGTACATTAACTCCGACGAATGTAAGAAAGAGAAGTACAAATGGATTGCGATAGATAGCGCAACCGAACTCAGCCAAAAATGTTTTGCTGATGTAGAGCAAGAGCTATCGGGAAGCACTAACGGATTTGAAAAGTGGGGCTTGTATGAGCGCAAGATAACCTTCGCTCTCAAGTGGGTACGTGATCTGCCTATGCACGTTTTGATCACGGCTCTCGCGGCTGAAGAGGACGACGATAACGGAATGACTAACTACTGGCCCATGATGGTGCAGAAGAAAGTTCAAAAACTTATACCCGCTCTCTACGATAATGTGTTTGCCCTTGTCCGCAAGACCTCAGACCAGAACGGAAAGATAGCCGTACGAAGGTACTTGGTATGCGATCAGGTCAACGGTTGGCACGGCAAGACCCGTGATCCACATCGCCGCCTTCAACCTTTTGAAGAGTGTGATGACATCACAGTTCTGCTTGAGCGCATCTACATGAGCGAAGAGCAGTGGAATAAGGGGAAGGACAAGTGATGGCTGACGAACCGTTGGTTATCAATCAGTTCAAGTGGTGCATCAAGTCCAACGTAGATGGTGGGTCTTGGTTATCACAGCACGGTGAGTGGTGTGAGAAAGAAAGCGCGGGTTTCTGGACCGACGATGATCACAAAATGGCGGCACCATTCTACGCGAACGATGCCGATACTGCACGAACCGCACGATGGGTGCCGATATACGATTACATGCGGCACATGTCCGAGTTTGACGATTTAGGTAACTATAAAAACTTTAAAAGAAAGATCAAAAAATGAGTGGATTTATGGGATTAGTGGGGCTTGATTTATCAGGCGTTGCAGTAAAATCAGGCCAGAGTATTCTGGATGTTGGCTTGCACGATGTTAAAATTATGGACGCCAAGGTTGTCCGTAACGACACGAAGAAGATGGCACAGCTTGAAGTATCGTACGCCAACGATGATGGTAAGATTACACAGTGGATCATTGTCTACTATGAGGGTCACAACCAAGCTGTTGAAATCGGACACAGGCAGGTCAAAGAAATATTACTTGCAATGGGTCACGATGGAAATGAGTTTCCTGAGTTCGATGTACTCAAGGGTAAGAACGTATCAATACGCGTAGGCACTGAAACCTACAATGGAAACACAAACAAACGTGTGAAGTATGTTAACCCACCCAGAGGTAAGCAAGCAGAAGGCGATGATGCTGACGCTGCAAAACCTTTGGATGATGAGATCCCATTTTAGACCATGCATCCAGTAGACCCACAAGCTAAGAAGCTGATTGCCGCTATAGACGAGGGCTTCACGAAAGAAGATCGTGGCCCTGCTCGTGCGTACATTGGAGCCAGTATGGCAGGGACTGACTGTGTTGCACAGATGGCCCTATCCTTGCGAGGTTTTCCTGATATAAAAATTGATCCGCAGTTACAGCGTATCTTTTTTGCGGGGCACAAGATTGAAAATTGGGTGGTCTACGATTTAAAGAAACGAGCAGACCTACGGGTGTACGAGAAGGACGATATTACTGGCAAACAACATAGGGCTGAATGGCTCAATGGTCATGTGGTTTGTAATACGGACGGACTAGCAGACTTCGAAGATGGCACAGGGCCGATGATCCTAGAGATCAAAAGCATGAATGATGCCAACCATAAGAAGTTTGTTGGGTATGGGGTCAAGGTTTCACATAGGAAATACTATCGCCAAATGACGATGATGATGGCGATGATGAGGATCGAGCGTAGTTTGTTCGTAGCGTACAATAAAAATAACTCTCAATATCACATAGAGATCGTCCCTTTCGATCAAGAAGAATGGGACACAATGTACGTGAAGATACAAGCTGCGCTTGATGGGCAAGCGGAGCGCATTGCTGACAAACCCGAAGATTGGCGGTGCAAGTCGTGCTTTAAGAGGGACAGTTGTTGGGGAATACCTGACGTGCGCCCCGCTTGTCAGTTCTGCAAACATAGTTTCGCTAATAAATCTGGTGGCTGGACATGCACGATAAGCAATCAAGAGTGTAGTGGCACTTGCGATCAATACGAAATGTTCAGACCAACGCAAAAGGCATAGAGATGATACAGCAAATGGAAACCCTAGCTATGCTTAAAGAAGCAAGGCAGGGTATAATAAGAAAAGAAGCAGAGATCGAAAGTATATTCGAAAGGCTTGAGGCTTTAGAAACTACCGATATAGATGATGTTCACCGAGCCAAGACAAAGCTTCGTCACGAGAAGGAAAGACTTGTCGAGTTGAAGTGTAAGGCCACCGAGCATGAAATTAAACTACTTGAAATGGGATACCCGAAGAATGTCTAAGCTACGAGATCTGCCGCTAGAAGAAGGTAAGCGGTTGATTAATACTGATCGAAACAAAGAGTACGGTGAGCCGTACGAAAACTTCTCTGACATTGCTGCAATGATTTCAGCTATACTTCGAGGCATCTTAAAAGATGGTGAGCGCGTACGTGTTGAGCATGTCGCAATGATAATGATTATCGTCAAGCTTTCGCGTATGACTACATCACCCGACAAGTTTGATAGTTGGGCAGATATAGCTGGCTACGTTGGTACGGGATGGGAAGCGATTGCGGTGGATCGCAAACTAGATACCTAGAAGCTACCACCAAAACCGCCACCGAAACTACCGCCACCTGATTGGCCGCTCTTACCACGAGTGCCAGCGACAGCATCAACGATGCCTTCTTTGGCCCATGATACGCCACCCAACACTGGTACACGCCCGACAATTTCACGCATCGCTGCGCGTCTTTCTCCGTTAGCTGGCTTATCGTCCCACCAAGAACGACCACCTTGCAACACAACTGTTGCATCATTGAAGAGACCCACCGTTGGGCCACCAATAGTTTCAAGTGTCCTTTGCGTTCCGTACGCACCGTTATCAGATTGAGACGCTATGTCGTACGCCAATTCTCCAATGAGACCCAATCCCCCAAGAGCAACCATACCATCGAAGTACCAACCCATAAGCATATCGAGGTCTTCGTTTTCTTCAAAGGCTGTTGTGAGTGTATCGGACAACCTACGTTCACGAAGTCCAAACTCTCTGTTGTCCTCACCGCCACGTCCTTGAATGATGTCCTTAGTTCCAACAGCTATTCCACCCATTGCTGGCCCTGCTACTAGGAGTGCAGCGAGTGGACCAAGGCGGTTGTCAGATTGACCTGCAAAAGCCTTGACGAAGTTGGCCCCACGTTGTGCTGGCGTATCGCCACGGAAAGCCTCACCAGCCACTGTATTGACCAGTCGGGTCATCATAAGCGGATAAGACTTTAACTGCATTGCTATAGCCCCTAGAGGCGTCTGCCCCCACAGAGGTAAGTCGTTAGGGTTAGGCGTGAAGATCATTTGGTTTGTCAGCTTAATCATAGAAGCAGCAAGCTTATTGGCTAGTGGGTGTTCAGCACCAGTAAAGCGGCTTTCCATAACAAGATCCATGTCTAGGTTCTTATCTTTAACGAACTCAGCGAGACCCTCTTCTTGCAAGATGCGCCGAGCAATCCGACCCGCACGAGAGTTAGGACGGTTCCTTAAAACTTTTTGCTGAGACTTGAGGTGTTCGTACGAAACCGAGGCGGCAACGTCTCGCATCATGTCAGTCCAAGGAGTGAGCAAAGTAGAGTTAAAGAAGCCAGTCATAAACTGTGTACTGTCTACACCATGAGCTACCGTAAGCCTTTGGTGTACTGCATTTTCTGTAGCTGCTCCAATATTTCGGATCATGTCACGATACTCAGGCTCTACTGAAAACTTACGCAATGCCTTGGCGTATGATCCTAAATCACCTGTACGTATCAATGGCAGGATCAAGTCTCCCAGGCTCGTAAGAGTTGTGAACCCCAGGAGAGTAACAGCGTTTACGCCACGCAACCATTTGGAAGCGTTCTTACCTGAGAACAATCCATGTACGCCATCAATCGGACGACGCATTGCTGCGTTCATAAAGCCCTGTGCGTGCTTGAGGTTATTATTCGAAGTAAGTTTAGTAAGACCTTCCGTATCACCCAAGGCATTAGCTATGGCATTAGCACGTTTGCGGAAGTTGTTACGCAACATTATTGCGTCTGGATTGTCTGATAACTGATCGCCTAGAAGATCCATAATATTGGCTTCGATCTCCGCAGCAGTCTTGCCGCCTTGCGCCATGTCGATAAGCTCTTTAGCCTTTTGCTCTGACTGGAACTTGTCTTTAATGGGTGCGTAGAAATAGTTATTGTCAAACGTGTTCTCTTTAACGCCATGATCTGATGCGCCAGAGCGTGCCCATGTCGTAGAGATTATCTTATCACTAGACAGTAACGCCCCTATAACTTTACGTGCGTTCATCGGCTGTGCAAGAATAGACATATAGTCGTGATACCCATGCATACCTGCGCCGTACTCAGTCGTAAGGTCAATGCGATGCTCAAGGTTATCTGAATACTTTGTCATCGAAACGAGCAGATCATTCTCTAAGAACACTGCTAGACTGTCAGGTGTATCAAAGTCAGCAAAGTCAGTGTACTCGTCCAGCCTGATTACACGATTATAGTCAAGGTGGTCTGCGCTATCGCCAGCTTTATCTGTCATGCGCTTAAAATTCTGCGCGGGGTTTGATAGTACGCCATCTTCATCAATGATACGCTGCATCATTCTACGTGCTGATTTGTCTGCTAGTTCTTTAGACCCACCACCGTTTCGCTCTGCCATAAAGTATTTTGACATACGACGCATAAACTCTTCGGGATCATTCTCGATCATGTCCTTACGCCAGATCATAGGGAAGTAGTTTTTATCTATGTTACCAACCAGTGCGCCAGCTTCATTAAGACGGCCATTAGCTTGATCTAAATAATCACGAGTATGAGTGTAGGCAACCAACTCTTCTTGTGTAAGAGACGAGACTTTGTTCTTGTTTCTAAGTGCGGAGATAATGCGTACGTGACTGTTGGGTTGTGACATCCTACGTTTTGGTGAGATACCAACAGCGCCGATTGCGCTTTCTATCATCATTTGCGGGCCAGTCTGGAAGTACCGCTTTATGACGCCACCACTGTCAGGAAGACCACGAAGCATCTTGGTGAGAGGAATTAAGAACTTACCCATCTGTGCGTTCGTACGCTCGAAGTGACCGCCGCTGCCGTCTTCAGGTTCGAAGAAGCCCGCAAGCTTTCGCATACCAGACCTAGCCATAATTTTAGCGTTCGTACGTATGGGGTTAAACAAGCCACACTTGCGTATCTCGGCTGCTGCATCTGACGGCATACCCCGCCCGCGTGCTACAGAGATCATAGCTTCTAGTGTACGTGGGGGTACGCCACCATCTTCGAGTTGCTGGGCTGCTTGCTTGAAGATACGTAATTCATTCGCACCTTCCATAGCATCGAGCATTGCCCGCCCATTCGCTGAGTTTGTACGTGCGTTTTCTCCCAGGATAGGAGTTGCGTTCTCAAACACATCGCTTCTTACGCTGCGGATACTGCGTGAGGACAGCATCATCTTGTCGCCACCCAAGGTTATACTTGTAAAGCCAGCCTGTTGAAGAGTTCTTTTGAGCTTGCGTTCGCCACCTAAAATCTCACTCAGGGTTCTTACCATCTCTTCTGCTGAATACACCCCGCGTATATCGTCTATTGCTTGTGCTTGATTTACGGATGTCTCGGAAGACTTGAGGTGACTTATCAGCGTCTTAACTATAGCGTGCTTACCAGTCATTTTGTTTTCAAACATGGCTGGCTGTGTATCCCTGATAAATACAGGTGTACTTGTCGTATCTATGTTTGCGCCAATGTCCTCAAGTTCCTTTGATAAGACGTCATCGAGTGTGTACAACCGATCAATGTGTGCGAAACTGGTAGACCCGTCTATTTTACCCATGTTTATTTTTGCGCGTACGGCTTGGAGCATATCAACTAAGTCAGTGACTGCTTCACGTTTCTCTGCGGGCACAGAAGATATAATTTGAGTACGTGTGTTGGCTACAGTATTGCGAGGGGATACAGATACATAGTTTCCAATCCCAAACGGCCCGTCAGATACACCGCCTGAGAAATGCGGCACTACCTTGTCACCCGTAAACTCACGTATTGCGTCGTATCCTGGGCGCGTAAACGACGTCGTAACTTCATTAGCAAAATCTACGGCGTACTCCGCAGGTACTGCTTCGGAGTATCTAGCTTTGGGGCTGCCCTTGAGGACTTGGCTTTCACCAATCATATCACCGAATACAGTTAAAGGACTAAAGCGCTCGCGGGCTGCTGGATTAGCAATGGTTCCATTAAGAACGTAGGCAAGACCCTCAGTGATTTCGTTTTCCAGATCATCAATAAAGTCTGCAAACAAGTCAGCGTCTTCGCCATCCATAATCTCAGACATTATTTTAAGCTTCGGCTTGGTGGAGTTTACGTCAACAGCCTCTACCATAACGTCGGAAAATAATTTCCCTGGGTTCCCACCCAAAATAGACGCTGCTTTGGAAAATACGTTGCGCGTTGAGTGGGGCACTACCGTTGTGGAGTACAGAGCTTCAGATACGAACGATACGGCTTGCGTAATATCTTCGGTACGTGAGAGATTTGTACTTGCTGCGCGTACAATCTTACGAAAGTTCCCGTACGCAGCTACTTCAGGGGTAGCTGGCAAAGACGTAGCCGACAAGCGTGCCAGTCTTGCCACGATAGTTCTAGCCGTATTTTCTATAGCTGGTGTTCTATGAGTAAAGCCACGCAAGTAATCACGGAAAGCACTGTTTGCATTTTGTGGAATACCGTTTTCAAACTGAGTACCGTGATCTTGATACTGTTCTATAGTGAGAGCTTGGCCCACAGCATCGGATTGCTTACTGGCTTTCTTGTTTGCACGTTGGTTTTTACGCATACGTATCAAGGCTTGAAGTACATTCATTGCCTGTTCTGGCGTAGCGCCAAGACCTTTAATGACTTCCTTATCAGCGCTCAAGGCCATACCCAAAACAATATCAGGTTGCTTGATGTCTATTGCTCGACCCTTATTGCCGCCACCCTTTGCCTTCTGCTTGGATTGCAGAGTATTTAGAATTGCTTGCTCATCTTCAGTTAGGTTTATGTCATTAATCTTTGTATTTGTTAGGTGGTACACGCGTTTAGCAAGCTTGTTACCAAAGTCAGACGGTGCGCCATCTGCTCCTATCTGTCGGCGGTATTCTGCGAGTGCCTCAATAAGACCGTACTTGTTTGTGTCATCACCCTTGGTGCCCTTAACAACAGTGGTTCCGTTTCGAGCCTTATTGGCCTTGGCTTGTGACGCCATAATCTTATTGAAAGAAGATTTCAGATTGCCACGCTGTACATTCGTTGCGCGTTTAACAGCTTTGAAGATTTTTTGTTTCTCCATAAGCTCGGCAGTTATTCCACGTTGCTCACGCAAAGATAGTATGCTGTCAGATAGCATTGCTTCTGGAATGTCACCAAATTCTACGTTGGTGTAGGCTTCATTTATCTCTTCAAGCTTACCTGTAGAATATTTATTGAGGTTCTTTTCCCAAAGCTCTGCAATTTCTTTCGCCATCTCAGGACGGAAGACACTGCCACCCATTTCAAAGTCATCGCCTAGTGCGCTGACTGCGTAAGAAGTTCTTACAGTAATTTCGTTGATCTGTCTTGATAGCGTACGCATCTTCTGATGACCACCTACGGCTCTGAATACGCCAGAGTAATTAGCAATACGCTGCGCTTCGGAGCTATCAATACGGCCTTGACGAGAAGCGGCAAAGCTTCTCTCTTTCTGTGTCATTGCCATACCTTGAAAAGCGTTGGCTATTTCACTAGCACCCAAAGCCATCTTCTCAGGATCGTGCATCTCTGGGTAGCCATCATAACCTTCTAGGAAAAGCTGCCGCCCCATACGAACTTGATCGTACCGTACGCGTAGTGACTTACCCAATGAGGTGTTCGCATCCACTGGATTTGTGAACTGTACCCGACGCGCCTCATCCTTGTTAGCTATCATCTTGTTAAAGATAGTCTCCATCTCTGGGTCAACGATATGACGGTTTGTCATATGACGCCAAAGCTTCTTAACTATATCGGCCGCTCTCTTAAAGAAACTGCCATCTGCGGTCTTAGCCGCAAGTGGCGCTTCGTAGGTGTGATGTGCCCACAGGGCGAACTGGTTTGCGAATAGCTCACCAGCGTTATGATGTGCGTTTGAAGCGCCCGCAGCTTTATCGCCTTCCCGTACGATAGGTGAGTACGCATCAAGTAATGTACCGTCCACCCGATCAGAGACAAAGCCACCATCGAATTTCCCTTTTTCGTCGTAGTATTTACTGACTGATTGCCAGAACTCTAGCTTCAAATCATACGGCAAAAGGTTTTCATAGGCCCAATGTCCAAGCTCATGCATCACAGTAAAGGACGTATTGATACCAGTCTTTGTACCTAGCTTATCAAGGTTCTTTTCTTGTAAGAAGATTGCGTTGGCGTCATTACCTTTGACAAGCTTGCCATCAATAATATCCATTGTGTTGTCATCAACGGGCCTGACATTCGCATAGTTTGCCGAAAGCCTATTGCTGTAAAGCCCTGCGGTATCTTTGCCAACTAACATAGAAACCGATAGTTCATTGATAGGCTTGAAGATTGGGGCTGATTTATCAGGGACGATTGCCCTCATCATACGCTCGATATGAGAGAATGTGCTGTCGTTAAGGTTGCCTGATATTTTGCGTAGCTGTGCCAGGGACGTCTCGATGTCTACCGTTGGCTTGCGTATGCCATCGGGCGCTTCCTTAGAGAGTACGTGAAGAAACGCAGTAATAGCGTCTAGCCTACGCCCAAACGGGATTTCCATCTCAGTATCGCTAATGTCCATTACGACACGGAACTGCTGTTCCTCAAGCTGCTGAAGTGTTGTGTAAATGTCAGTAAGAGTTGGCTTTGAGTTAATGAACTCATCCATATTTCCTATGAAATTTCCACCGTCAACGAACTTGTGTCCGAGGTACAGTCGATTAACTATCTGTTTGCCTTCGGGTGTAGACGAAAGACGCTTCAAGTCTATCTCTGTTCCAAACGCATCATCAAGCTCTAGTGGCCCACTTGGACCTTTCGCCTGTGGCTCTGGTGTAACTTCAGCTTGCTTTCCAATACTGTTGTTTTGGTCAAGTGGCTCGAAGATTACTTTGAGTATATCCCGATCAGTAGCGCTACTTACTTTTTTACCGTTATGCTCAAGTGGCACGTACCCGATATTAAAGTTTTCTACTTTACCCTTTGGGCCTAGTAGTTTTTGCAAACCGTCGCCGCGCTCAAGTTGCCCTGGCTTTTCTAAGTTGCCAGTATGTGTGAGTACGCGAGGTTTTTGCTCAAGTGTCTTGGGAAGAAGGATTAGTTTCTTACCGTCTTTTGTTGCTGGTACGTCAGGAAGTTCTTGTACGTCAGTTACGTCATTGCCGTTACCGTCTACTACCTTAGTCTTTGCAGGTGGATCAACAGACAGGCCACCCTTACGGGCAAGAGCCTTGGCGGTTTCTACATCAAAGTCAAACTCGTCAAAGTCACCAGTCTTTTCTAGCTTCTTCTCTGCCTGATCTATAAGTTTTTCGAAGTCTTCCTTTACGCTTATGCCTTGCTTGTTGTCATCAATAATTTTGAGAGAACCAGCCTTTTTTAGTCCACTCGCTTTGAGAGCCATGTCCTCACTGGCATAAACCTTAAACATGCCTCTGTTTGGGCTGTCATTCCTTGGCACCCATACGCCATGTACGACTTGGCCTTCAGCAGCGGGGCCACCCCGACCCTTGCCGCCGCCCTTAATCCCAACGACAGGTTCACCAGCACGAGCCGAATAACTGTAAACGGCTTTCATAATACCCTTTTGTGCATCTGCTGATGCTTCAGCTTCTGCCAAAGACCGCTTCTCGTTTACTCTACGAAAGATGCCTTCGCCTTCGTTGACAGTGCGATTGTCGCTAGTTGGCACACCGCGCTTAAACCATTTGGATAGTTTGGAGTTTACTTTCTTTTCGCCTGTCTTGGGGTCAATGTATTCTCTAAACACCCTGCCAGCTAAAGCATCTTTCTCCATTGCCTCGCCTGATTTCGCTGTTCGATCTGCAACCCTGTTAGCAGTAAACTTTAAATCTTCCGTGTTCGAACGAGTTGCAGCTTCCGCTTTTAATCGGCTGACTTCTTCGGCAGACTTTGCTGCGTCTATTGTGGGTAGAGTGTTTTCCTCAAAGTCTTTGATACGTCTACGTAGGGCGGCTACTATCTCTTCGTCCATTGGCGTTGCGTCAGCAGCACCCGCTCTTATCAAGCCGTTTAAAACAGACCGCATTTTTTTAGGGGATAAGCCAGCCTCACGTAAAATGTCGTTAAACATATTGTCGGCAAAGTCACTGATCTCTGATTTTTCTGTGGGTACGTCAGCTTCGATTATTTTTTCGGCTTCGGTCTTACTAGGGTTTGTAAAGTCAGCTTCGTCTTTGCGTATAGGCGTGCTGTCGTTTCTCGCTATAAGACTTTTTACGTACGCTCCCCTACCACTTTTAATAGCAGAGATACGGCCCTCTCTATTAGCTATGAATATCTTAACGGCTTGATTTCCCGCAGCAGTGATCTTGCCATCTTTCATGCCGCCATCTGTTTGACCAAGTATCTTGGATATATCTTCGTCAGTAATTGGCTTATTGTCAGTACCGTTTTTTGCGTTTGCCTTACTGACTTTGTTTACATGGCTGTCAAAAGCTTTTTTGGTTTGTTCTGTCCAGCCACCAGCTTTTGTCTTTTTAAACTTAACAGGCTTGGCATCAGGTATTGCGATGATCTCTGGAATTTTTGGCGCTTCGTCAGCCTGTACTTCCGCTTCAGCTTCATCACCTGTTGTGGTCGCGCTCTCATCTGGATCTTCAGCCTTCGTAGTGTCACCAGCGTCAGCCTCACTTTGTTGTGTGGCGTTCGTAGCTGTGCCCGTATCGGCTTTAGCTTTAGCTTTTTCTTCAGCAGCCCTAGTAGCCTCTGCTCTCTTTGCTATAATATCTTCGTTGCCTAAACGCTCGACGGCCTCGATGTCAGCTTTGTTTATAAGATCGTTAAATTCTCGAAACTTAGTATCGTAACTAGCCTGTATTGCGCCGACGTTACCGCCTTCTTTTTTTGCTATCTCAAGCTGCTTCGCGGTGTTCTCAAGTTCTGTCTCAAGACCTACAGCCTTGTTGACTGCGGCTTGTACGTCAGCACGTTCTTTCTCAATATCAAGAAGATCATTTTCTGCGTCTATGCGTACGTCATCAGGCAACGTATCATCTTTAGACTGTGCTTGAGCTATACGCTCTAAGTCGGAAAGTTCGCCTATACGGCTATCGAGCTTGTCACCCAAAGCCGTACCTTGTTTCCATTCGAGCGCTCTAGCAGCAGGGGCACGCGAAGCTAATGCACCTAATGGCGCACCAATAGCACCAGAAAATACGCCTTCTATGGCGGCTGCCGTACCTATTCGAGAGGCATCGTACTGATCACGTAGACCTTGCTGCATTTGACGGGATTGCTGTAGAGCCTCAAAACCTGCGCCCATACCTGCGCCGACTGAGCCTTCAAGAAGTGCCCCACGTTTGGCCCCTTCTACAGTCGCTCTTTTTACTGCGGCTGATTTAGTTAAGCCCGCAGCCCGACCAGCCTTTGCAACCCTACCTGCTTTGGAAGCAGCGCCCGCGTACGGGATTAGGTTGATGGGATCGAATACTGTCGCAAGGGTATAGTCTTTAGCTTGCTCTAAAAAAGTACCACGTTCGGGAGCGTTCTGCCATGCTTTAGACAGGCGAGCCATAAGAGCCTGGTCATCACCAGCGTTCTTATACTCAAGCATATCTTTACCAGCAGAAAGAAAGTTACTGTCTTTCCAGCGCTGATCTGTGTACCAGTTATCCAGCATGTCAGAAGTCGTAGCAAAGCTTTCGCCCTTGCTATCGTAATACTTTCGTACATCGCCAATAAAGCTTTGATTGTTTACAAGGGATGAGCCAGTAAGGTTTGAGTAATCATTACTGTTGTCATTACCACTGCCGTAGATTTCGTCAAAAATTCCCATCGGGTACTCCATTTAACCTGATCTGGTCAGACTAAATAAAAGTACCCCTCTCAGTCGTCCTTTATTTGACTAAACGCCTACGCATTGCTTCGACAATTCCATCAATTCTGCCCTGTATAGCCAAGCCATAGCCACCTTCTTCAGCCACAGCCATTAAGTCTTGCTTGAAGAACGTAAGCTCTTGTTCATTTGTCGGCTTGTACAAACCAAGCTCTTCGTTACCTAAAAGAAGATTTAGCATGGCGTCGTCTGTTCCTTCTCTCGCCGTAGCCATTTCATTTGCCGCTTTTTGTACTTCAGTTTGAAGCACGGTAGCTTCTTGTTGCTGTTGGGCTTGTAGTTGCTCTTGTTGCTGTTGGGCCTCTAACCTTTGAGCTTCAAGTCTGTCGGCATTTGCTTGTTCAGCGTCAAGAGCCGCTTGTTGGCTGCTGGTAATAGGGGGTTGCGATGCCTCTCTTCTTTTGGCTTCTTCTTCTTTATCAAGGCGTACACGTTCTGCTTTGCCAAGCTCTATGTTTGATATTATTTTTTCCTTAGACGCCTGTAGGGTTTGAGCGTGTTGGTTAAGTTCTTTTTGAAGACCCTGTAAATGCATCAACTCACGCTGAACATTCGCAACATTCTCTGCAAAGTGTTCTGCGTACAAGGGATTTTTCAAAAGGGTGTTGAGGCGTCTTTGCTCCCTAGAAAGCTGTATTTGCTGGCTGTGTAAGGATGCTTGTGTTTGATCTATAAGCTTTATGTTTGTACTCAAGCTCTCGTCACCCGAAGCAACACGATCCGAAAGCTGAACGAACGTCATATTGGTAAGCGAGTTAGCTACTCCAATTACATCATTCATGCTAGTTTTGAGTGTATTTCCTTGGTCAAGAAGTACCGTAGTTTTTTCTGTATCATTAGCATAGCTGTCTTTAAGTACGTCATAGGTTGACGTGCGTACTTCTTCACGAGCCGTTCTATACGCTGTAAGAAACTCCGCTTGTTCATCTACTGACAAGTTAAATACTTCAGACATGTTCGTTAGCTTCTCGCGCTGCAAAGCGAGACTGAAAGCGTCCTGCTCAAGCTGACTATATTGAGAGCCGTTAAAGCCATTGGTCTGAAACGTCGCTACAAAAGCCTTTACCAAGTCTGACCTTTTGATGCGTCCCTGCTCATCAAGCTCGAATTTGTGGTTGCCGTCCGTAAGCAAACCGTTGTTCACCCGTTTGAAAAGTTCGTTCATAAACTCATCCGACATAGGAAAGTCTACACCCGCTCTTAATTCGTCAACTTGAGACATAACGCTTTGTATAATGTTAGCTTTAACAACGCCGTTTGTATCTTTATCTTCACCAATTATTAATGGATCGGCAAGCACTAGATTTGCGTTGTCTATAATCTTTTTAGTATCAAACGAACCACGCAACTGACCAGCACTTGTGTCTCCCATCTCAACTTTGGCGGTGTTTAACTTTTTAGCTTCTTCAGCATTTGCAGCTAACCGTATCTCTTGAAGGGCACCTTGAAACTTTTCTTCTGCAATTTCTTTGTGACGATCTGTAGCTGTTATACCTTGCGTAACAAGCTGAGACACAAAGTTATCTACAAACTTGGTTTTGCTTTTTTGTATTGCCTCAAGGTAAGCCTTTGGGTTGTCGTATTTTGTGTTGGCGTGCGCTTGAACTATTTGTGTAAGCTCGCCTATATCGGTTGTGTACTTCGACTGGATGTCGGCTTTCTGTGCATTACTTAGCTTTATTGACCGACCAAGCTCTGCACTTAAATCTTCTTCAATTTCTGCTATCACATCTTCAAAAGGACGTGCCGCAGCAGCAATTGATGCAATTTGTTCATCAGCATTGTTTACTGTTTTTGCTACAACCTGATCTTCACTTTTCTTTAACTTTTCGTCTGCTTGCGCTTTGAGCGCGTTTCTTGTCGCGTCAATCTGTGCAAAGTTTAAAACGATACCGTCTTTAGCGGCTTTCTCCACTACACCAGATACGTAACTGTTCCAAACTTCGGGGTTATCTATAGGGTATAGTTGCGCCTGTTGAACTAGCGTTTCTTCGTATGTTGTTTTTAGATTGCCAACTCTGTCAGCCTCATTTTTCTCAACAATCGCATCCATGTCGTCAAAGTCTGGAAGCGCGGCTTGATCAAACTGCTCTATAATTTCTGACTTTAGTGCAGCATACCTTTCTGGTGGCATAGTGGTACGCGCTTTTTCAAGCTTCGCCATTGCTTGCGCTTTACGTCTTTTAAGTACGACCTCTCTGTTGTCACCTGACCTCTTGCGTACACTAGCTGGATACCTACCGTTAAGCACTTCAACCTGTCTGTTGAACTCTGCTATGTCCGTTGCACCTTGCGTAATGTTTTCCAGTTCCGCAGCGTACGAAGCTGTCTGCTCTGATAGATGACTTTTCAGAATAGAACCGTAGCTTCCAGACACTCTTTTCCCCCACACTTCACCAGCTTCTGATATTAGAGCATCGTAAGAAGCTTGGGACTTGTCAGTTGTGAAAGCGGCAATCGTTGCCTTGTTCGACTTTAGCCATTGTTCCCATGCGGCTTGTTCAGTTGCGGCATCTGTCTGCCCAATGTATGTTTGGTCAATACCAAACTTCTCATATATAGAATTTCTGGAAGCCTCGTAATCTTTTGTGCCCCACGTACCCGCAATCATGGGCGCGACTTCTGACGCAAGCCTCATGTTTTCTATCTCACGTCTACGTGCCTTTTCTTTCTTAGCTTCTTCTGCGGCTGCGGCCTTCTTTGCTTCTTCGGCTTGAAACTTCTTGTAGTTCCTTGTCATAGCAGACTTAGTAGGCAACCCACCAGAACCAACGCCAGTTTCTTTTATAAGCTTATTCGCAAAGTCGAGACGCTCTTGCGTATCTGCGCCAGGATTTAACCGAATAAAGTTAGAGTACATATCCGCGTTGTCTTTGCGTATGCTTCTACGTCTTTCGTCACCACGATCAAGAGCTTTTGAAAACTCGCCCAACCCATAAAACATGTTTATCTCCTACGCTATTGGCCGAGTGTCATAACCCATATAACGATCCCAAGCGCTGCCAAAAGCACCGCCCGCGTTCTTAGCGTTAGCTACCATTGTCTGCGTTAGATTATCTGAGGACGATAAAGCTGATCCGAAGCTCGCTGCCGTACTGCCATCTGCTCCAAATTTATACGGAGAGGCGGCCATATTCATTTGAGCAGACAGGTAATCGTTAAAGACGCTCGACTGCTTATTCATGGTATCCATACCAGTTATATAGTCAGTTAGAGTTGTGTTGTTTCGTACGTTATACATCGAAGACAAATCACTTATTGCGCTAGACCGAGCGCTGTTTTGAGTATTGTACAAGTCCATGCCATAGTTGCCGTACGCAATTTCGTTGTTAATGTTAGCTGTTGCGTAGTCTGTAGCATTACCTATTAGCTCTTGACCAAACTTACGCTCTGACAGGTTCATAAGCTGTTCGCCCGCAGTAGTTTCCTGTACGCCCCTTGTGTAACTCATCGCGTCATTCATGCCGTCAACCATAGCTTTGTTGAGAGCTTGTGCTTGAAAGTCGGCCGCGCTCTTGGATAGCTCTACTTCTAGGGTAGAACCACCACCCCTACTTTGACCACCCGTATCGCTCATCATGCCTTTACGCATTAAGTCGGCTGCACCTTTTGAGTACATCTTGTCAGCAGCGCGTGAGGCATTTGCCATACGAGCATTAATAAACTTGCCAGCAATACGATCAATCTGGGGGGCCATGTCGTACGTACTAGGCGAGTTGTAATTAAAGATAGCGTCCTGGCCGCTAACTGCGCCGTCACCTCTGTCTTGATAACCTTGGCCCCTACCTCTAAAATCAGCATCCATGCCAAAGAGCATCTTTAGATCTGCGGCTTCTTCTTCGTCTATCTTTCCTTCGTTCAACTGCTCTTCAAGTATTCGAGAAGTCGAAAAGTAATTTTTCATCGTAGTGAATTTTTGTGAGGATATTTCGTCCATGCCATCGAAAGAGTTAGTAAGCTCTTCGAGAACCTTCTTCATTTCCTCAGAGCCGTCATCGTAAAGACCCATGATCTTTTCGTTACGAGCAATTTCTGCCGCAGTCAAAGCACTCTGTGCCGAAGCCGCTTGACCTGCGGCTTGGTTAGACTTGATAGCGTTGTAGCCAGTTATCCCAGCTAAAATTAATGATGCAACCATCTATTCACTCCTTACACGAAGCTTCCGAACCCAGATCTTCGCTCGTTCCTAAAGCTCGTCAAACTGTTGTTGCCACCCAAAGACTGCATACCAATCGGTACATTCACGTACCGTATCTCGCCTGTGTCTTTGTCTTTAACTGCACGACGTTGATATACACCCTTGTTGCCGCCTTGGTTAAATGTTGGGATCATCGAGGCCATCATGCTAGGGTCAAAAGCAAACCCGTACGCGTTCAAGAACGCGGCAGGGTCGTATGCGTTTGAACCCAGATCGAGGTCGTTGAGGTACTTGGCAAGCATCTCTTCTGTTAAGTAATCATCTGGAAGCGCCGTATTGCCAGAAACTTCAGTCGTATCACTGTAATTGTTTACAATGGTGCTTTCTTGACCTTGAAGTGCTGCAATTTGAGCTTGAAGGTCCGCGATTATCGTTGCGTAGCCCGCGCCACCATCATCAGCGGGAACCTGTATATCAGAACCATCAACCCCACCACCAGTACCATCACCACCATCACCACCATCACCACCTGATGCTGCGTCTAATGCAGCCTGTGTCGCTACGGCCATGTCATAGTCAGATTGGCTTGTATAAGTAACGCCGTTGAACTCTTTTGAGAAGCCAGCAACTACATCGGCACCTCCGTCACCATCGCCATCACCGTCTCCATCGCCATCTCCGTCACCGTCTCCGTCGCCGTCTCCATCACCGTCACCATCTCCGTCACCGTCACCATCTCCGTCACCATCTCCGTCACCGCCGTTGCCGATGTAGCCAGCGCTACCTGGGCCAGATAATGGGACTGGATCGTTGGGGCTACCTGGGCCGTCACCGTCTATTCCACCTGGAAGGTTATTACCGAAACCGCCCGCTTCTGTTTCGCTTAAGGAAATATTTCCATCACCGTCCAGATCAAGCCCAGTGTTATCTATGTCACTGAAGCTGTCTCCTGAGTTACCTGGGCCACCACCATTAATCGTGTCTGTGAAATTATCATAACCAAAGAGAGGGAAGGCACCAGCGCTGCCGTCTATTCCACCTGGCAGGTTGGCACTACCTGTTGCCGCTTCAGCCTCTACGGAAGTAATATATCCATCACCGTCCGTATCCATGCCAGTATTGTTAGCCGTACTGAAGCTGTCTCCTGCCATGCCTGGTCCACCACCATCGAACATGTCACCAATGCCAGTATAGCCAACCCCGTCACCATCAAAGTCCAACGCTGAACCGCTGCTACCGTCAGCACCACCTGGCAGGTTATTACCGAAACCGCCCGCTTCTGTTTCAGCGTCTGAGATGTTGCCATCACCGTCCGTATCCAGAGCAGAGTTGTCTTTTGTACTGTAACTGTCTCCCGATTTTCCAGGGCCACCACCGTCGAACATATCACCAAAGCTAATATACTTGGCAGGAGAACCAGTGCCAGTCCCACTTCCCATTATGTCGCTCTCATCTGTTGTGGCAAAACTAGGAGGTTTATAAGTTCCGTCACGGTCTGAGACCAGTGCGTTCAGTTCATCACCATCGGTTCCCCAAGGATCATCGCTGGAAGCATAAATGTCATTGATCCTGTCTTGGTTCGTCTTACTGCTACCGCCGCCGCCCCCGCCGCCGCCACCGCCGCCGCCGCCGCCGCTCTCACTACCGAAAACTGGCATACGTACAATAGGGAATAAAAGCTGATTTAAGGAATGTCTCATTTGGTTTTCTCCAAGCGGTAGTTCGCGCCAACGACGTCGTAACCACGTTTTTTCATCAAGCTGTCAAAAGCCTTCGGGTTAATATCTGTGGTGAAGCCAAGGCGTATCTCTGACGCACCTTTATCAATCGCCCACTTTTCAAAGGCATCCAACAACCTCAAGCCAACTCGCGTACCGCGTAGGGACTTAGTAACAAACCAAGCAATATCATTCGCCACGTACTCGTCGCTGAAATAATATTTGCTCATGTATCCTGCATATAGTCCCACAGGTTTGTCGCCTTTTCGTGCTATGATCGCTGTCTTGTTTTCATCGTTTAAGTACCAGTCAAAAGTTTCCAGAACGCGCTTTGGTTCAAAATTTAACTGTGAGTACGAACTTTCGGAGTGCATCTGTCGGCCTAGTTCAACCAACGCTTTAGCATCTTCCCCAGTTGCTTCTATGTGTGAGTATGAGACTGAAGACAAACTTACCTCTACCTATATCCATACTTTGAAGTTATCTTTTTGACAGCTTCATCCATGTTGTAAAACTCAAGCATCCCGCTTTCTGGGTTAAATGAGCCAGCGCCACCAATGTCTTGGAGTAGCTTAATAGTGAATGGAGAAGCGCGAACCATCATGCTATCACCCTCACGTCCCATATCACTGGTCTTACTGTCTGATGCGGCCTGTTCCTTACGGGCAGATATAGACTTGCCTGTGTTTGGGCCAAATACGTCACTGAACGGCATCTCTTTCTCCTTGTTCAACTTTGAAACTATAAGGTAATAGACCTACTACAGTCGTCCTTATCGCATCATATTCTGGGCACGACGTTTTGCATCGCGTGTCAGCACTCGTCTCGAATACTTTGGGGTTACGATTTCGGGTCTTACTTTTCGACGTTTCATCTCGTCTCCTATCTCATCAGCCTTCGATAGACTTTCTGCTGAGATAGATGGATCAACTGTCATATAGTTCTTAGCGGCATTGTAATACGTCATCATCGCATCATTAAGTTGTGCGTCTGTCTCGCCTTTGTACCTTCCAGCAGATGTTGAGCGACCAGTCATTCCAGCGTCAAAGCTTGTGTCGCCCGTATTATATGCGTGAGAAAACATCTTCTTAACGTCACCCAATGCGTCAAAGTAGTTTTCGTCTAGGTTTCCGTAGGTAAGCTCGACAAAGCCAGTCTTATTGGTCCCTGTGAACATACTGTACTTTCCATCACGACCCTGCTCTACGAAAACAGATCCGCTTAGTTTGCTTTGCGTTTCTCTGGGCAACGAAGCCCTATAGCTTTCGATTGCGTTATTTGCCATCTGAGAAGTCTGGTACGAAAGGATGTCATCTTGCTGTCGCTGTAAATGCTCTGGCGTACGGTTGCCACGAGTATCTGTCGTAAGCGATCCCCGTGCGTCTACGTACGCAAGGCCGCTCGTAGAGTTTGGGTTTTGCATAAAGACCTCTTGGCGCTCAAATCGCTTCTGCGGCAAAGGTAAGAGTGTCTGCATGTCTGTCCATCCCCACCCACTTTTTGACCTTTCTGGGTCGGTATACACACTTATCGCATCGCGGTTATCAGTATTATCGACTGTACCTAATTGTTCTTTTAGAATTTCCAAAAGTTCGGCTTCGTCTCCATTGATATGGATGGATTGCATACCGTCTGCATCCATGTTCTGATTAATGATTTCGCTGTCCATATCCATTATCCTGTGCATATCTTGAGATCGTTGTTAGGTCAGACATTCGTAATCACAGCCGCCAATGTCACTTCAATGTCCTGTAAGCTGTTTGCTGATGAAACTGAGAACCCTACTTCGCGAGAAGTTGTCGTCGCATCTATTGCTATAGACGCAGACAAGTTCTGTTCTGTAAGGCTTGAGCTTACGGGTATAACGTCACCCGCATTGATCCCGTTGATCTTTAGCTGGATGTTTGCTGTACCTGATGAACTCTTTGCTGCAATCGCATCAATACGTACGTTTTGCTTGAAAGCTCGCGTTATCACTAAGTCACCGTTAGAGACACTTCCACTTTTCTGAAAGAAGAAACTACGCGTAGCAAACGTATCTGGCAACTGTGCGATTGGAAGGCGACCCGTGGCGTCCAGACCTGCTACTCCATCGGCTGCTCCGATGTAAGTCTTCGGGACTACGGCGGTAAAATCTACGTCAGCAAATTCTAGCCCGCCGCCTGTAGAGTTGATACGCAAAAACTGAAGTGCGTTTACCGTACCGAACGCAGGAATACCTGTGTCTGGTGATGTAAGAAGCCAGCCCGTACCGTTGTAAAACTTGAGTACGTTAGGGCTACTTGCTGTATCTACCCACATGTCACCCGCATTGGCTGCCGAAGGCTCCGATGGGCTTACGTACACGCGGCCCCTGTTTGTGAGGAGTGCCGTAATACCGTTTACTTTTGCCTGTGGGATTTCAGCATCTGCAATAGCCAGCTTACTAAATGGGATGAACCCCGCAGTATTTGTAAACTTGTCTTCGGTCATAAGACCACTGACACGAACCTGAGATGTATCTTCAACAATCATAAACGTCACAAGATCGTTTTGCGTCATAGCTGACGTAAACGTAATTGTAGAGTTTGCAGGTTGCTGAGTATAATCGTTCGTACCACCTTGACGCTGAAGTACGCCGTTCCTGTGGACAAGAACCTTTTGGTCTTCGTTATGTACGAAGGGGAAAACAGCTTGCGAAACACCAGCTAAAACGTCTTGGCGGGTAAACCCACTATCGTTTGCAGACTGTACTTTGTAGATAGTAACCAAATCCGCAGCAGACGTTGCCTGACTTAAAGTAACGGTATTCGCTGTGTTCGAGTTAGTGTAAGTGGTCTCAGCTTGAAGAGCGCCGTTTAAGTACACTACGATAGCGTCAGCAGCTTCGTGTAGAAAGTTAAATGACGTCGTGCCAGTTGGGTTAGCGATTGTGCCGCTTCCATCAGCCTCGTTAATAACAATGTCTTGACGTGCAGAAAACAGAGGGGCACCAATCGTACCAACGTCTGATCCGCTTGCTCCTCTTATAGCAGTAGAAGCGGCTAGTAGTTGCCAACCATCTTCGGCTTCTGTGTAAGACCCAACTCTGTACTGTAATCCGTTTGTACTGTCGTTTCTTAATTCAACAGGAGCCTTCAAAACACCGTTGGTGTCGTACAGACCCTTGATGAGTTCGGCAAGCGTATAGTCACCGACCTCGGCTGAGTTTAGGTAGCGTACGATATTTTCGACGTCCGCTCCTATATTTCCTGAACTCGTATGGTTTCCTGGAAACAGGACTTTTAAGCGAGCCATTTTATTTCTCCTTGTGTAATAGGAACGCAAAGCTGATGATCGTAACATCAGTCTGAGTATCTTTTTCATCAGTACGGAAGCGTAAACGACACCCCCGAAAGATATGATTAAACGGGTAAGAATAGTCATGGAAAAGAGGTGCATCGCCCCATTTCTCATCTCCTCGTATTCGGTCTAAGTTCACTTCAAGCGAACCCATATCGGCACCTATCTCATCGCTTATATCGACGTAGAACCTGCCAGTGCCTGTTGCTTGAATAATAAAGGTGTGTGACCTCTTAGTTCCAAGAAAATCACCCAACCAAAGGACAGGAGTTTCCGCGTTCATAGGAGACCTACGCAAATCAGATACGCCCGTATCCTGCTGAAAAGTTCTTTGGGTAGCCTCGTACACGCCGTCACTGGTTCCGAACATTAGTCGGCCACCAAGAAACGCCCCCGCTCTAGGTAGTAATGTATCGCCAAGCTGGAAGTTTACCATCTCATAACCAGACCGAAAGTTCATACTCAAGCGTACGGTTTGAGTATCGCCTGGTCGTGGGAAGAATACGTGATACGTCTGCGTATCAGGATCGTACACGGCTGAAATGGTTTCAGGGTTTGGCGTCGTACGAACAAGCTCTTGATATAAGGGTTCTACTTCGTCAGATAGTGAGGCTTCAGCAATAGTAATACCGTTTTGTTCTGAACGCATAATCGAGTGAATACCTCGCCGCGAGCAAAACAACAGGTCAGAGCCAGCGTTTACAACTGAGTTGTGAGAGATACACCCAATACGCAAGTTGGCACGGGCGTCTAGTTGCCATTGCTCAAAGTCAGGGTCAATAATGTAAACAAGGGTTTGATCTCGCGTGAATACAGCAAGACGGTTAGCTTCAAACGTACCCATTCCAACAATCTCGTCGGCAGTACCGATTAGGTTTGATATGTCGATAAATGCAGCGCGTGTTACTTCTTCTGTAGGGGCTTCCTCTTCTAAGAAGATGTCTGGATTATCGACACGGCTAAACTCTATGGTCGTAGGTCTATCTTTAAAACCTGAGACAGCCAAACGACGCTGTATAGGAACGCCGAACTTTGGCTTTATTGATGCCGTAGATGTCGAAAATTCAAACCCATCATAGCGGTACATGCGAGTATCTTGGTTAAAGATATGTACCTTACCTTGGAAGTTTGTCATGCTGACTACTGAACTTTTAGCAAACGCATTATCAAGGCGGTGCCCTCGGTCAGATGCGAGGTGAGTACCAGCCGCGTCCTCTTCAGCAAAGCAAACGCCATCTCTGTTATAAAAGCGCAAGCATTTTACGGGGAAACGGTTGGAGCCTTTGTGTAAATAAAACGAAGGATCGCGAATAAGCTGACCTCTGTAATCCACATAACAGTTTTCCAGCGTAAAAAAGTTTTGATCTTTCTCTGTCTCTAAGGCTGTAATATCTCGCGAACGATCAATACCACGAAAGCCGAAGTAGGTTCGGCTGTCTGACTTTATAGATATTGGTGAGTAAGCAAGTCTTGCCATTACTTGTACCTAGAGTTGGAGCCGCCATCCACGATAGTCATGCAGTACGGCTTATTGCCTTGCGTACGTTCGTGTAAAAGGTTGGACATATTTGCTTGGTATAGTTGAAGAGAAACCATAGCCTTATCGCTGCCCTGCTGGATAAAGTAATGAGCCGTTAGCCCATCAATCATTATCATGTCAGGGATAGCGCGGCTTTCTGTAATGTCGTTATAGTAATCAATATCAGTCCCATCATAATACGGGTGCTGGCGCACGTCCTCTATTACGCGGTTCGCAAGCTCAATCATTAACATCATAACCTCGCCATCCACACGAGATGGAGAGAAGTTACCCGCCCGTACAAGAGCGGAACGAATGTGATTTTCCAACGGGGTATATTTTTCTTTACCCGCAGCAAAAGGCTTCGTTGTGCTTTTTTCTGTACGAGCCGTAGTGGTCGCGGTGGTCGCGGTAGTTGTACTGTATTTATGCGAACTAGCTGGAACCTGATGATAAGACATTAATCATCCTCTGCGCTTATTATACGGCCTGTAAAGTAATGGTGATGCATCATTGCTGCTTCTTTAAGGTCGGTGGGAACCTGCCATGTCACGTACTGACGCGTACCGTCCCAAACACCCATCACACGATTATCGGCCAAGCGAAGATCGAACACTGCGTTCTCTGGTTCTGCCGAAACAAACACAGAAAAAGACGGGGCTGCTTTTGGAGCCTTCTTTTGAACTGCTTTTTTCGCAGCGGTTTCCGATACGGCGACAGTTTCCGATACGTAAGCCTCATTTTCTGGGGTGCTAGGATCGTCAGCTACAAAGTGTCCGTCTTGTGTGCGTGCGCGTTTACGTGCCATTAAGTTTCTCCTGAGAAATTGTCTTTCTTTTATGTGCGTTATTTGCGGTACAGTCGTCCTAAATAAAAAAGGCCGCGCTACGAGCGCGGCCTTAGTTCACTGGATGTAGCTAGAGGGAGGATTAAGCTACTGCGTTCCAGTTTTTAATGTAGTGATGCGTCTTGTCTTGAAGCAATTCCAAGCCCGCTTCGGTGAGGTACTCGTGCTTAACTTGGTCAGCATCTGGTGCCTGACGATCACGTAGAAGCTGCGTATCGCGACCTTCTAAGTAACGGTACTTGAGGTGTGGGAAATCGACGATTATCGCCGCGTTGTCCATCCCTGGCACTTGACGGAATTGTGGGTGCAAATGCACCATCAAGTCGCCAGCAAAAGTTGCGTACCTAGTCAAATTGACCCCATACGTTCCTTCTACCACCGTAGGCTGCCAACGGTCTTTGCCGAACTTCTGAAGGTGTCCAGCGACTTTAGCGCCACAGAACATAATCTTTTGGTTCGAACCGAAAGCAAACACATCCTCAATCAAAGCACGATCAAACGTATCTTCGTTCATCACGTTTGAAGATGATGATCGGTCATTCACGTTAGTAATCGTGTTGATCAAGCCACCCGTGTAACGAGTAGGTTGCGCTGTAGCAGCATTTTGCTCAGTTTTCTTGCCGAAGAAGAACGCTCTTTCGAGATCCTGCATGTGCAGTTTCAAGGCTTTAGTAGCCATTTCGTCTTCTTTGTCACCAGTACGAAGGTTTGTGGCCTTCAAGGTATTGGTTACACTAAAGGCCGTACGAAAGATCTGAGTGAAATTCGTAGCAACCGTGGCATCAAAACTTATGCCCGTAGGAGCAGACGCCCCTTCAGCATATGCTGTACCTGCTATAAACAGCTTATCAGCACTTGTGATAACCGCACCAGCAGCAGCGCCAATACCCCGCTCAACAGTTAGAGCAGTTGATGTACTGTCTGCCGTACACCGCATTACTTCGTTAGTAGCTGAGTTTACAACCAACGTACCTGCTACTGCAAATAGACCGTCACCGTTGTCGGTAATGGCGATTGACGTAGCTGAGTTTGTTTGGTTTCCGTCTGCAACTAATGAGCGTGCGGGTAATTCGTCGCGAAAATTTTTAAATTCACTGTCATCAGTGGCTTCCGAGGAAGTCATTGCCAACAATGCATTTAGCGGTGCATTTCCGTTTGGTTCAAGGAGACTAAAAAGCTCCCTGTAATTCTTGGGGCGAAAGTCCGAGTTGAACTGTCCTGTGCCCCGCAATCCTGCAATACCAGCCATGTGATATTACTCCTTCCTAAAAGGTTATGTTACGTTATGTGCGAGGTACTCAAGTAAACTGCGGTACAATCACGCAAGTTACTATCGTCCCATATCAATGTACGAGGGCCGTAGCGCTCAATCGACATGTACAGTATTGTTTATAAATGAGGTGCGTGTCGTCCCATATGTAAAAAAAATCGGCCCGAAGGCCGACTTTCTTAACCCATGCGCTTATTCATAGCGCCTTGTGCAAGTCGTGCTAGGGTATCGTCACCCGATTGAGCAGCCTGTTGGCTTGTCGGGCCGCCTGACTGGTTCTTCAAATACGCTTCGCGGCGAGACGCCATCTCACGTAACCTGTCGAACTCAGGCGTATTCATTTGGTTTTTAAAGTCATTGACGACTTTACCCGTCAGAGACTGATCAACAAAATCTTCGGCTGTGTACCCGCGTTCCATTGCGTACGCACGGAAATCATCAAGCGCGTCATCAGGCAAACCCGCTGACTTTTGTGCTTGATCTAAGTTGTTGCGTATCGACTGAGTAATGGCCTCTTCGCGACTATTCATTGCTTCGTCACGAGATGCAGTTGCACCCTTTCCAGCCATCTGTGCTTGCTGAAGGACTTGTTGCATCATCTGCATCTGCTGCCCCATCGCTTGCTCCATACGGCCCATACGATCAATGTTATCACGATAGCCAGGTGGTAAGCTAATAGCGTTCTCATCTTCGTACTTCTGGAACTCTGCACTAAGCTGGTTTACGTTAGTTTTCGTTTTGGTCTGAGGTTGAGCGACACCCTTCTGAGCAGGGCGGTCTTGCCCTAACTTGGTGTTCTTACTCATAGCCTTCAATGCAGCAGTCATTAGCTTTGCGGTATCTTCCGCATTGCGTCCTGTCTTTTCCATGATCATACCCGCTAGATCATTGACGGGCTTCATCTGACCTTGCTTATAATTTAGGTCTTTATATCTCTCGTAAGTACCAGAAATCTGTGAAGGAGAAAGCTGACGTTCCTTCCCCGAAATGCTTACATTATAAAGCAACGGTTCGGCTTTTTGCTTGTCGCCTTCTGTCTCTGGTGACGCCGCTTCTATCGCCTTCTCTTGCGTAGTTGTGGGCGCTTCTCTTGGCTCTGGCGCTGGACCCCCCATTTGTTTTTGTGCAATACGGGCAACCTGATCTTCCATTGGATTAGCCATCTTCATTCCTTTCTGAGCGGCCTTGGCGGCTCAATTCAAGTGAAAGCTCACCCTCTAACTTTTGGATGAGCCTCTCAGGCAGATTAAGCATTTGCTCTGCTGCCCATATAGCGCCCCTTTGAAAGTCCATTCGCTGCTGCGTCATTTCCTGACTGCGTGCCATACTTAAAGCAAGTTGCAGTATTTCACCCTGCATGACCTTGTTTACGTGTGACCAACCATTACTTTCGGCTAGGGCTATTATGTCTTTGATCGTGTTATTAACTGTCATAGTGAATGTGTTTCTACTTTTTCACCTTCAAACCTGAAGGCTTTTTTGTGATCGGGGCTTTACCCGCATTGACTGGTGAGCAACCTTTTTTCTTTAGTGCTGACTTTGCCATTACTTTTTCCCTTTCCATGAGATCCGCTTAGAGCTTGTTTTCTTTTTAGATGCGCTTGTGCATTGTGCTTTGGTAGGGCGGCACGCAGGATAGGACTTACGCTTCTCACCCTTTTTGCGTCCGCAAGGTTTTCCTGTCTTGCAGTCGATCCAACCCTTTCCATCGTTTTGAGCAAACCAAGTACGTAAGTCATTTTTTGCCACGGCTCTTGTTCCCCCAACTTTTTGCCCCCACTTTTCTGCACTTGGCTACGGCACCAGATGCGTACGCAGAAGGCCAAACCTTATAACGGGCCTTGACCTTCTTCGCACAAGCATCGAGCTTTTTCTTTTTAGCTTTCTTCGCCACAACTATTTACCCTGCGTACAAGGACAATCCTTGTGCTGCATGTTTCCAGTTTGCGTTTTGGACCCAAGCTTTTTGACAGCCTTCGAGGTCTTAGCCATTAGTAGCCCTTTTTCTTTTTCATAGGCTTGCCAGTTTTGACGGCTGCCTTCTTAGCTGCCTCTTTACCCTTTTTTGTGTACGGGAACTTTTTCTTTCCTACAGTCGGCATAGTATTCTCCTAACAATTCCACGCTTTGCGTGACCAATAGTTTGCGGAAAGCTTGTTAGCTTTCCCTTTTATTCCACCGCTACGAGAGCAGTAGGATTTCTTGCGTGCTGGCTGTGACTTCTTGATTGTCATCTTGCTGTCACCAAAGCGAACGATCTTCTCTTTGCCGTTCGCACACGCCTTAACAATAGACTTCTTCTTCGAACCCGCAGGGGCACGACGCGGCTTGTTGCATGGCATAGATTTCTTAGACGCACGCTTCGTAGCCATTATTGTTGACCTTCCTCAGAGAAAAAATCCACACCAGCTTTGTTCGGCTTTAGCTCCATATTACAACTAAGAATTACACGTTCTTTCGTATCCTCATGGGCCATAGTGTAGTGCGCCAGCCAAGACGGGAATATTATCATCATCCCCGCTTTCGGCTGTACATAAAAACTATCGGTATTTAATTTAGTTCCCATAGTGTTCATCGCGTAAAACGGATACATCGGGTTCTTGAAAACAATTTTTCCTGTGCCTGGAGAAGCATCTCCATAAAAGACACAGCTAAGATGCGCGTTTGGATGTATATGCTCTGGAACGTAATGGCCTTCCCCGTATATTGTGGACCAAGAGTTTATAATCGAAAACTCTGTGTATTCTTTAGTGACCATATCTAAGTATTTAGAAGCTTGGGTTGATACCGCCTCGTGAACGAAATTGAAATCAGGGTTATCTATGAGGTTCGTAGTCGCAAAGCTTGTGAAGCCGTACTTCTTGTAGTCCTCTTGACCCTTTGCAAGCTTTGCGTCTCGCCATGCGCTTGAAACTAAGCCGCCATGATCCTCGTTATTACGAAGCTCCCGCGAAAGGTCACAAAGCTTTTCTGCAATTTCTTTGCCGTTGTCTATGTCTTCAACCAAAAACGGACAACCGAAGGGGCTGACCATATTCATCCGATTGCTGCAAGTATTCGTTTGTTAAGATCGTTGACACTTTCAAAAGTTAAGATGTACCCACCGCTTTTGAACATGACTTTTGAAGTCCATTCATGCTTTAATGGTGGGTCGTTTGGGTGCTGGTGCATACGTTCAGTCATTGTGCAGACGACTTGTTCTGCATCTAAAAAGTTTTCAAAGTCATTGACGTCAGTGTAAGGAATAAGCTTCAATTTTAGTCTCCGTCTACAATAGCTTGTTCTGCTGGTGAAAGTGGCATGGTTGGAATGGTATCTCCGTCCATGTCTTTTGGGAAAGACGCTGGAAGATCACGCAAAGCTGCGCGATATGTATTCAAAGCTGTTCTTTTTGAATTGAAGTCTGCCCATGATGTAGCCGCATCAAGCAGCTTCATCATGTCATTATCAGAAGCGGAAAGCTTTAGATCCCTAGTGGCCCGATATGTGTCTTCGATTGTCATAATAACTCCTATGATTGGCCGTTAATTGCAGGGTTTTCAGTGGTGTACGTGTTAGGGAAAGCCCTCTGTGTACCGCCAACATCACCCCAAATTATTCGGACGCCACCGCAACCGCCTCGACCACCTGCCGTAGTGCTAGTGGCACTTCCACCACCGCCACCACCATGCGTCCCGCCAGATGCAGCGTAGTTCGTGCCTTCAAAGTGGCCCCGTCCCGTATATGGGTTTTCACCCCAATCGCCACGAGAGCCGCCAGAACCGCCACCACCACCGAAACGATAGCCGTGAGAGCCAATACTTGAGTAGCCGTTCGCAGCGTCAGGGTCCGATGATCCGTATTGGTATCCAAAGGCAGAGACGCCCTTACCATTACCGTCAAGACCGACGCCGCCGCCACCAGAGCCACCCCACGTTGAGGAATAATCCTGACCATTCATGGGACCGCCAGAACTGCTTCCAGCACTAGCCTGACTGCCGCCCGCACCATTACCGCGCCAAGCACCACCAGCGCCGCCATGACCATAACTCGTTGACCAGCCAGAATAGAAAGCACCACCAGAGCCGTAGCTGTTGTTGTAAGAAGCCGCCCCAGGGTCGCTCTGCGTGTTGTTTTGCGCGTTTTGAGCGTGGGTCATCCCACCAGGAGCACTTGCAGAGTTATTTCTATTTGTACCAATCCATCCTTGCGGTGGTGTTGCGCGGTTGGAATAATGCCCGCCACCCCAGCCTATGACAAGGTACTCGCTGCCGCTTGCCCTCATCATAAAACTATCGCCACTGTACCACTGATTATTATTTGTTACGTGATACATTGGAGTACCAATTTGGACCCAAAACTCTTCACCAGCAGTACAAGTTATCCCGTTTAGATACGCAAGACCCCCACCGCCGCCGCCTCTGTCGCTCCAATTGTAAGCACCTGGACCCCCAGCACCAACTGCTACAACTGAAAATTGTGTAATGCCAGCGGGTGCATACCATTTATAGACCTGCCCCGCTCCCTGTTGCGCAGTGCTAAAGTAGCCTTGGTAATTAGCAGCCAAGTAATTAGTGTTAGAGGTGGCATTACCAATGCCGCCCATACCCTGCGTAATGAACTGGGTTGGGTTACTGTCAGTCGGTTGCAAGCCGCCACGATAAGGCGTAGAGCTTCTGTTAGCATCTGTAATAAAATTTATTGCGCCAGAATTAGCATTTGTCCTGTGCCAATAAGAGCCGTCCTTTTTAGTTGCGTCGGCATCTGCTCGGTGGTCTCCATAAAAATATTCTCTATAGGCATTGGCAGGGCCAAAATACCGCGAGCCATATGGATCACCAGTGGATACGCTGCCACTGAAAGATTGAGTTGAAGTACCGTACTCTCCCAAGTCGGCAACAACGTCGAAGCTTACCGTCTGTGCAGAGAGAACAGTGTTTGGCGTGTTGTCTACATAAACACGTCCCGCCGCATTTATTTTTAAAGTATAGCCCGCGTGTGGGTTTACTACGTTTGCCAAAGAGTATGAAACCCCAGCGTAGGTGGTGGTTGGGGCAACTGTTAAATACTGTGCGGCAACTGTGTTCCTAATGAACTTATTTGGAATTGCGGTGCTAGACCACGCTGTTGTGGTTCCAGAAGGAGCAATCGTGTATTTAAACTTTACTGTAAAAACACTGTCATCGTGAGGGTCGGTTATCGTGTAAGACCATTTATAGTCGCCCGCAGCAGCAGTGGGTGTTCCAGAGACAGTCACGTATCCGCTATCATCACTAGAGCCATCTACGTCGATGTTGTGACTGATGCCAGCGGGCAAAGAACCAACCAACGTAGCCGTTATTGAGGGTCTTGCATTGTCAAAACTATGATCCCAACTAAAGCTAACAGTCGGGCCAGCAACATTTATGTCGGACATAGCGGTTAGTTCTTGCTTGTCCTTCAGAAAATTTGACTTGATTGCAACTGATGTGCCCGTACCCTTCCAGAACACCATATTCGCACCGCTACCACCACCGCCACCTACTGAGTAAGTGTCAGTCGTAATAGCGTAACTTCTGCGTTTTTTAGCCATTGTTTATTCCTCTATACCATACACGCGGACGATTAATCCGTCCTGATCCGAGGTGACAACTAGCTGTTCGCCAGCCGACGCCATCAAGCCTGTACGTTCCATTATTTCGTTGGAAGCAATCGCAGCCTTGTCAAATTTATCGGCTTGTGGAAGCTCGAAGAAACGCTTTTCGCGCATGTAGAGTTCGCCGTTAAACATGAGATCGTACTTGCGATACGCGTCTCCGTTGCTCGCGGTCCACGCTGTGTATGTGCTTAGTAAGGTTTGATCGTCGTGCGGAGCCGTCGTCGGCTGATCCACAATAGAAATTGGGCCACCCATCCCAGAGTGATTGTAGCAGTACGTGTACAACGTGTTCGGCGCGTCCGATGGAACAGTCCACTCTATTATGCGAGCCTCACCGTTATAAGTTGCATGGTTCGTGAACCAATCAGCAAGCGTAGTGGTTACGGCTGTGTAATCGCCCGTTGCGCTTGGGTTTCCCATTTGGAACGTCATGCCAGTAGAGTAAGCAACACCGCCAGTGGCGTGGCCGCCATCTGCGGTTGTAGAAAATAGCAGAGGATGTGCGTTGTTCGACGTTGCATTTTGGTGGATGCGATAGGTCATGCCACGCACGAAGGTTAGCTCACCAACTGCACCAGTGATCGGAGCAGCAGCAAACTTATTACTGCCACCAATAGATTGAACCGTCATAGAGATCGGCATCTTTGCGTAGTGTTTGCTTGAGACCCAAGTTACACCTACATCAGACGTCGAGTATTTATTCCCACCCGCTACAACGATAACAAAGTTAGAACCCTCTGACTTAACATCTACAACATTGTCGAACGTAACCCCTGATGGGAAATCGAAAACGCTGTAGCCAGTAGTCGGGAACGGTGTGCCTGACGAATACGTGGCGTAGGCAACTTTGTTGCCGCTATAAGCGACGTACAACTTTCCATTTGTCGCGTCAGTAGCAATCGAAGCAGCACCAATCATGTAGCCCGTTGTGCCTGTTGGTGGTGACATGGTGTTGGATTGGAACTCAGCCTGAGTTTCGGGGGTGTCGTCGTTTGACATATAGCAAAAACCAGTAGTCGTGCCGATGATAAACTTCTCGACTGTTGTTTTAAGCCCAGAAATTTTACTAATCGCACCAAGACCCCAAGTGAACGCTGTGTTGTACGTAGCTGTCGTAGCTCGCCAATCGTTTATGGAGTTTACAACTGAACCAGATCCACCTGGAACGCCGCCAACATAAGACATTCCCCACGGTCCATCTTCATTGGTCGCCCAAACAATATTGTCCGAGGCCGTTTGCCCATAGCTGGTAGCCGCTGTTGTGGCAGCACCGCCAACAGTCACGTAATTCTGCATTGTGTACGTCGCGCCGTCGTCTGCGTTGCGTAGATAGAGATCTGCCCCACTGTAGAAAGACAAGGGATTACCCTTGCGTGGGTTCGGGTTTGCAGCGAAATGGTAGCCGCTACTACCGTCTTGGTAGCCAAAAAGGTTTACTGGCTGAATGGGCGTACTTGCGGTGTTTGCCGCCGCTGGCTCAACAGGCGTCGATTTCATAGACGTTATCATTATGCCACTAGCATCGCCAATAAGATCAAGGGTGTTAGCCGTGTCAGACGTCGAGTTGTACGTGTTCTGGTACAACTTTGGCGTATTGTAGGTAGAGAAATCCTCTGCCTGGTACGCTTTGTCACTTATATAAACATTGACGTTCGCAGTGTTTGCGCCGTCGTTTAATATGTTTACGTTATATGTCGCCACTTTAGCCGCTGGAACGGTGTACACCACTTCCGTATCGCGGCTGGAAACGACTTTCTTACCTAGTAATCCATTTGCCATGTTATATCCTTAACTCTGCGACAAGAAGAAGACTTTGGACGGTGACATCTGAAACGCGTTAAGCGCTGACGTGATGCTCGTCTGTAGTCCCGATAGAGCGGCTTGCTCTGTAGTGGATGCGTTTTGTACTGCTGCGACCTGGGTATTACCTTCAGTCTGCAACTCGCTTATTTCCGTGTTACCTTTTGCGGCAACAGCATTAATTTGCGTCGTACCTTCAGCACTAACGGCGCTTAGATTTGCGGCACCGTTGAAAATTTCTATCATCCTCGTGAGGTACACAAGGTCCGCGTTAGGTGTGGAAGCACCTAAGTTCTGCAATCGTGTGGATAGTTCGTCCGCTAATGACTGCTGATCGGAAACTGAAATGTTAGGCATTATAAACTACTCCCATTGAATAGAGATCCGTACATCTGGCTGATTAAAATGTTTTCAGCGATTGTGGTTGGTGTTGTTGCAAAAGCTTGGTTTGCAAAGGTCTGTGATAAGTCGCGAGCCGCTTCGGATGCAGCTTGCGCTGCTTCAGATGCTGTCTGGGCTGTCTCTGCCGCGTTCTCAGATGCAAGAGCATTGGTCTCTGATGTAGCAGCAGCAGCTTGCTTTACGCCCATATCGGACAGCGCGGTAGTCTTGAAATTGTTTAGGTCTGTGAAGAGTTGGGTGAAAGATGCTATCTCAGCTACCGTACCGTCCGTACCGATCTGAAGGTTCATCTTCTCAGCGCCAGAAGTATTATCATACGTAAAGGTAAATACGTCTACGTTACCCGTACTGGCGTCAAAGATTTTATTCAGAAGTGAGGATAAAGATAGGCCACCCATCTCCGCGTCTTCAAGATACGTATCGAGAAGAGTAGTGCCCGTATTCTGCGAGCGGAAGTTTAACTGTTCTGAAGGGACGCGTGTGCGTGCCATCTATTATTCTCCTTTAGCCAGCTTTGCTAGTGCGGCCACCCGACTGCTCGACATACTTATTATGTCCTCAGTATTCGTCATGCGCCCTGAGACATTACCCATGTCACGCTGCAAGCTTTCTCTAGTAAGCAATAATGCACCACGAAGCGCCTCTATGTCGTCCTTCATAGTTTTTAATTCTTCGTGGATACGGGCATCTATATACTCGCGGTACGTAGCATCTACCTGACTGGCCCATACGCTACTGCTCACGGGGTTTGGCATTTTGCTTCTCCTTCATAGAAACGAGATTTCCCTTCTGGACTTCACGCTCGATATTTTCTTGCGACTGCACGTTCGCACCACGTAACTTTTCCATCATCATCATTTGCTGAGAAGGTGTCGGCCCCTTGTCTTGCTGCTCTTTAGAAATCTTGAACTGATCTAAGTCAGAGACGCCCATTGAGCGAATAGCCTCTTCGACTATCTTGCCAGAGTTATATTCCATCGCCATGCCCGTCTCGTTAAGAGTGCGAAGCATAGTGATCCAAGTCTCAGCATTGCGCGTAGGCTCCAAAGGTAACGTGCCATCAACCACAAGATACTCGATCTCGCCTTGTATATCTCTAAGCTTGAAGTCGAGGTACTCGTCCTTGACCATATCTTGAAGCTGGCTCGCAGCATCATTCTCAGAAATACGTATGGAACCTTCAGGCGAAAAGAAATCCTGAACATTAGCAACCATCATGCGTACCATCGGACGTACGGACGTAGCTGATATTGTACGTGCGAGTACGCCAAGCCTCTGCGACCCAAGTTGCGTAAGCCTTTGGATCTCCGTAGCCGTACGGATACCGTCGCTGGTCGGCATACCCTGCTGCGCGTCTGATGCTGCACTAACCCTCTGTTTTAATTCACTCATTGCGCCAATGTCGTTCCAATGTCCCTTGGTCACATCAGGAATTTGACTTATAAATACGCCCTCACCTGGCTTAACACCTGGCAACGTACGCACGATCCCGTGCGGGTTGCGGTCAACCAAGTCCTGTATGGCTATTTGCGTAGGATCTACGAACATCAAGTTAGTCAAAGCGGCCTGTACGTTGTCGATACGAGATCGAAGCAGCCAAGTCGCAACGTCGTGAAGTGGGAGCAACAGATCATACAACGATTGCGAGTAAGTCTTGTGCGCGTCATGGTACAGGCCGCCGATTACGACAGGAAACTGTCTGCCGTAAGGGTTTAACTGACATTTAATTACGACATTCTCATCAAGAATAGTTATGCACATCCATAACTGTTCTATCTGGGGTATGCCGATCTCATATCCCGCAAGCCGCACCCAACATTCATCTACTACACGGCTGTCGCCTAGTGCGAAAAATGTATTGCCACCCTCGCGTCTATTGCGTTCGGCAGGGTCAATGCTTAATCCGCGTCCAGCTTCTTTATGCCAACGGTGTCCGTCCCACCCACCATTCGGAGGCGAGATACGGTTGCGGAGCGACGGGTATTCCTTGAGCTTGGGGTACATTCCTGATTGGAGTAGGCTGTCATAAGAAGAGAACTCAGAAAAGATGATGTATTGCATCTTGTCGAAGTCTCCCCACTGAACTCTGGGGTCGTGGAATACGCGTCGCGGGTCGAAGTTTGTGATCTGGTTTGTTCGGCTCGTAGCATCCCACGTAACTTTCGTGGGTGCGTAGCCGTACCGAATACTGTCAAGAAGGTGTTGGGCAAGGCGAGCTTCTCCTGCTGTTCTACGCATTTGCTGGTGTAACAAACGCTCGATTATTGCAGATGATTTACGTGACTTGCGGTTCATGCCTTCTAGCTGAAACATTGGATTGCGGCCCGTGAGGGCTGCCATCAAATACGTCAACACCGTATCGCTTATTGCGCGAGTATCCGCGATCACCGCCTTCTCTCTGAAAGCCGTAGCAGTCGGATCTACGTAAACATCGTGTGCGCGATCAGCTTGCTTCCAGTGATCATAACGACGGCTAATCCTGTCATATGACATCTGCGTTGCAGATCGTACGTAATCTACGATCCGTTGCTCCTGCTCATCTGTAAGTAAAGAGGAAATATCCCCATAACCCATGAGCGCTTCAGCGTGATCAGACAAGTCAACAACTATACCGTCGTCGGCTGGTGTGTATTCCGCTTTATAATTTGTTGTAGTCAATGCCATAAGAACACATTTACTCCTTTATCCAACCTTCAGTCGTCCTTATTCGCCCCACCCACGCCAACTGTCAGACATATTGTTGAGATCAGACGTGTGGTTCCACATACTGTCTTTGGATTTAGGGAGAGAAAACTGAGGGGGTTGGTAATATTCACCCGTGGATGGTGTTCGTGCGAGTACATCTAAACCGATAGCCATAGCATCAACCATGTCGTCGTGAGTGCCCGCTGGAAACGTCTGACACTCATCATGGAAGGCATCAAGCCATACAGCAGAAGAAGGTATGAAAACTCTCCCGCCCTCAATGATAGGCAGTACGGCAGATAAGCGTGTCACCTTGTCAGTCGATACTCTGTAAGGAATTACAGAAACGCCACTCTCTCTTTTAAGCTCTTGGATAAGGCTCTGACCTGATGCTTTGTCCTCAATGTAAATGCCACGTAGGCCACGTCCGCGCCACTGGTTGTTAAGCTGGATCATACGACGCTTTAGTTCAGGAAACTCAAACCGTTCACGTACACAGTCTATGATGTAGATGTCGCCCGTAGTGTCGAGGCCCATCACCATCATAACAGAGTAGTCACTGTCCTGGCGTGCCTTGAACGCTGTGTCGGCTGCAATAATGAGAGATGAAAATTTCTCTGGCTTCATATCTTCGGGGTACGTACGCCACCAACTAGAACGTATTAGGTTTCCCCCCTGGATGTACGGGGTCTGCTGGTAGAGGGAAGCGAACTCTCTGGGGTTGAGGCGTTGACGACGTTCAAGATCTTCGAGAGAGAACCGTTCGGGCCACAAGGCGATCTTTTCAGTTTTACGTATGTACCGTTTTCCCGATGAGAGCTTGCTTGCCTCGTTTGGTGCGAGGTAATCAGCGTGATCGGATGGTAAATTGGATCGGGAAATCTTACCAACGTCTCCTTGAATTGGCTTTTCTTCGACGGCAGGGAAATTGATGTGAAGCCATCGGCCTTCCTTCCAGTCATCTGTATCCATAAGTCGGCCAGCGAGGTCGTCAGGATGCCAGCGTGTGAGGATGCAGATTTGGGCGGGGGGTACACCGTCAATGTCGGGTTGGAGACGCGTGGATAGAGCGGATACATAATAATTCCAGACGCGGTTTCTCTGTGTGGCACTCTCAGCTTCCTCTCTGCTCTTTAATGGGTCATCAAAAACTAAAAGATTTGCCGCACGCCCTGACGTGGTGCCCCCAACACCAATGAAATAGGCCGCGCCCTGCGCGGTTGTGCGCCACTGGTCTACGGCTCGGCTGTCTGGTGACATCTCAAAGTCAGGGAAGGTCTGCGATGTGGTTGGTTCGTTGCATAAGTCACGTACTTGGCGTCCGAAATCAGTAGCAAGCTGGCTATTGTAGCTGGTGGACATAAGAAAACGTGAGGGTTTGCGCGACATGAAGTACGCAGGGAAAATTATGCTGCCATAAGTAGACTTCCCGTGCCTTGGCGGCATGGTGATAAGCAGGTTTCGTACGGGTACGCGCTCTATGCGGGCCTTTTCCTCTGCTGACTTGCCGTAATGGCTGTCGAGGGTATTCTTTTCTAGGCGATCAAGAGCCTCAATCATGTCTAAGTGGAACTGCGGGAGTACCCAGCCTGGGTTTTGTAGGCGAACCCAGCCTAGAAAGCTTCGTTCTGCCTCACTGAGCTTGAGTAAGTGTTTGGCTGCGTCCTGTGCTGTGAGGTTCATGCGCTTTCCTCTACAGCTTCGGCGTCGATAATGTTGTTTACGCCCATTGCTATAGCTTCAAGCTGCTCACGAGACATCTTCTCAGGGGCTTCTTGTATATTATGCTCATGCTGCACGAACTGAGCCGTCAGATCAGGTACAACCTTGTTGAGCATGGTGGCGAATACCCGCGCTTGTGTGGGTGTCCAGTCCTGTTTGCCCATAACTACGTCGTGAGCTTCGTCTAACTGGTTTATGACGCGCCGATACAAGCCAGCACGCATGTTTGCCACTTGTAAAGGGGTCAATCTAGTTTCTGTTGTAGGTGTTTTTTTACGTGACATTAAAGTTTCCTTGACGTTTTCAATTTTGCTCAGATTTCTCGTGGGGGTCGCAATGGCAATTCACGGAAACTGATCGGCGGGAAGGGGGTTGGCCCCCCCTATCTTCTCTTTTTGGCGCGATGATGACACTTACCACTGCTAACTGACTGTTTTTGCTAGGTTTTCCCTCCCCACTTAGGGGATTTTCGGTGGTTTTTGGGTCTTCGTATATTTCGGATTTCGCTCCTCTCGCGTAAGAAAATTAGCCATACGCGTATGTTACGCAAATGCGTAACGCTCGTCGTCCTGCGTACGTGCGACCAAAGATAAATCTTTGAGGAGCTTAGATGGGTGCCAGCTTCAGATTGGAGGATGGCCTGTGTCCTGATGTCAGGATGCGGATCTATGCATGTGTAACACAAAAGGAGAAATCACATGACAAAATCACCCGTAACACCCGTACGTTGCTTCACGAAATCCAACGCCGCCGACGACTTCCTCACAGCGAAGTCGAAGGGCGCAAAGGAAGCCGTCTTAGCGCAAGCGAAAGCCGCGCACTCGAAGAACCGCAAGAAATCTTGGGGTACGCTCGTGCGTTACATGACCACCAACGACACAACTCGCCTCGAATTGAGCGCGTACGGTACTAGCGCGGATTGGCAAGATTTCCACTCCAAGCAGGACTACGCCAAGAAGCCCAAAGCGCCCGCGAAGAAAGCGCCCGTCAAGGCCGCTCCAAAGCCGAAGGCTCCTGCCAAAGCGCCCGTAAGTAACGCCAAAGCCGCTGTAAGCTCCGTCGATGCTGCCAAGGCGCTCGCGGTGCTGATCGGCGCTGGGATGGCTGACAGTGCCGAAGCGCGTACGTTGATGAGCTTCATCAAAGCATAATTCTACGCCCACATTGGAACGCATTACGTAAGCCCATCAAGTTCGCTTGGTGGGCTTTCTTGTGCAGTCCCGCACGCAATGGAGAGGAGAAACAATGAGACCAACAAACGTACGCGAAGGTAAGCTTTCGCACGACTTCAGCGACCTACACCGAGCAGGTCGCATCCAGCAAACGCGAGACGCTTGGTGGAGTGAAGCGAAGCCGTGGAAGCCTGTCCAAAACAACCCTCGCGCTGGTCGCTGGCTCAAGCAACGAGCCGCCAAACTACGCCGTCAAGGTGCACTCGAAGAGATACGTGAGTTCCTTCGCGACTGAACATATCGGTGCGAGCAGTGTTCTGCTCTCATCCCATGCGTTCAGCATGACAACCCGCATGGAAGGAGAAACCTATGCAAAGAAACCCAAACCTTACCCGACACGATGACCCGTGTGATGAGTGGCAGTCAATCGGTGATTACGTACGCAAAGTACGCGAACGAGCAGAGCAGGATCGACGCAACCTCGCTGAATTTTACGATGCGGCAAGCGCGTACGATGACGAAGACTTTGCCATGAATTTCGTACGCTTCGCTCAATGACCCCATTGCAAGCGTTAGCGTTCAATACAGCGGTGGCTCTGATCGGAGCCACCATCATACTCGAATGGATCTCAGGGTGCGGAACACCCGAAGGGCAGTGCCTGATACTGCCGCTATCCTTTCCTCACCTCATACCTCAATAGGAGAATACGAATGAGCTTTCCACCCATCATAAGAGCAGACGAAGGCGATGGATATTTAATCCACCGCTTCGCCAATGTACGCGATCTTCACGCAATGGAGTTGCTATCCGACTTCGAAGTAGTGGAGCTTGCAAGATACACGAATTGGTACGGATTAGTTGGCGCAGATGAGGGTCTCGAAACCATCCACGATGCGCTTTCAATATGCGACTATGGCTGGACGTTGGGTCTACCCCTGTAGCGAAGAACGTACAGGTGACGAGCCGTTTGGACGCGGCTCGCATCCCGTACGCTTTTGTACGAACCCCATAACACAAGGAGAATAACATGGGAAAACTACCACACCCAGTGGAGTACCAAGAAGAGCACTTGGACGACATCAAGAAGGCCATCGAGGACGCACGTTTCGGAGCCGAAGCATTAGCAGTCGTGAAGTACGGCGACCTAGATCCTGCTGATACGTGCGGCTTTGCTTGGGTCTCATTGACACCCGACTTCAAGGGCAACACGAAGATCGGAAAGAGAGAGCGCAAGGTGTTTGAGGCTCTTGGCGCTAGGAAAGATTGGACAGAGAGACGTTGGCAGATTTGGTGCCCAACAAATACGCAGTCCATCAACATCAAAGAGCTTGTGTGCGATCATATATGTGAACACTTGCGCCCCTTTGGTTTCACCGCACACACAGGGAGCAATGTAGACTGATGAGACTGAACAACACATTATACATTGTGCGTGGGCTTGCTGGATCTGGCAAAAGCACACTCGCGAAGCACATCTGGATGTCTGATAATTGCAACGCAGTAATGATTGCCGCTGATGATTACTTCACCGACCCAAAGACGAAAGTCTACAAGTTCGACAGGGCGAAGCTCACCGAAGCGCACAACGAGTGCTTACGTAAAACCCACGAGGCGATGGTGAACATGGCAAGCACAGTCGTAGTTCACAATACGTTCAGTACGAAGTGGGAAGGTGAGCCGTACTTCTCGGCCGCTAAGATACACGGATACTCGGTCTTTGTGATCGAGTGTCAAAACGATTTCGGTAGTACGCACGATGTACCCGAAGAAACCATCGCCAACATGCGCGATAAATGGTGCCACAATGATGGCCCCAACAATGGAACCCAAGTATTTGGAAGGGGAAAACTATGACACTATCAGCAAGCGACTACAGCGGCTATCACGTTGGCCGCTGGAGGGCAGGACAACGCCCAACAGTGGACAAGGTACTCGCCGTTGTCATCTACGATCAGAAGTATGACGCCTACATCATCGACTATCAGGACAAGTACGACTTCCAAGAGTGGGTGTGTGGCGAGTGGTTCGAAGACTACGATCTCGAAACCGAGGAGCCTGTTGAGTTCCTCGAACACAATGACGTGTATGTAAAATTCACAAACTTAGGAGACATAGCATGAAGACGAAGGATATACTTAATTACGTTTACGATGATTTAGATTTCGTAAGCAAGGAAACGTGGGTCACCATGATCTGTAAATACCTCACGACTAATGACTTGGAGGAGATGCTCGACATGAACGAGCTAACCCCACGTTTTCGTTTTATTGAGGATGAGGATGAAGCATGAGCAAACTTAGCAGAGACGAGATGATCGAGTGGCTTGTTAGCAACGACATCGACACGGACGATGGGGAGTGGCTCGCAACCATTCTCGTGCATGGGTTCAAGGGATACGGCTCAATGTCCATCGAGCAGTTGCGCGACGAGATACGTGAGCGAGATCACATGTGC